GGCATCGGCATCGGCAGCGGCATCGGCAGCGGCATCGGCAGCGGCAGCGGCAGCGGCATCGGCAGCGGCAGCGGCATCGGCAGCGGCATCGGCAACGGCAACGGCATCGGCAACGGCATCGGCAGCGGCATCGGCAGCGGCATTGGCAACGGCAGCGGAGCTCGACGGTCCCAGCTTCGCTAGTACCGCCTCGCGGACGCGCGTTTCGAGAGACGTACAGGCCTTGCGACGCGCATCCCATGCGGCAGAGCGCGCGGCGTCACGAGCGGCGACCCCGGCTTCAGCGGTCTGCTTGTCAACAATCTCCGGCAGCGCCCGAAGTGTCGCCGCATGAGAGGCTAGCCCCGGATGCGCCTCGAGCCACAGCGGCGCCAATTCGCGCACCATCATGTCGGTCAGCAGATAGGAGCGCCGCGACTCGAGAGCCTTGCCGCGTCCAGACATGTGGAGCTTGGGCAGATGTCGCGTCACAAGCTCGTAGACTTGCTCGTCTGAAGCGCCTGCATTGATGAGACGGTCCTGAAAGCCAATAATGTAACGGCCGACGACTTCGCTATCGGTCTTAGGGATCTCGTCACTCGACGGGTCGAGATTCAGCCACGCGCGGTATTCTTGGATTGAGCAGCGATCGCCTTCTTTTCCGGAACCGGCACCGGAACGTAGGTGGAGGTGTTTGAGGTAGTCTTGAGTTACGTATTCTGGGATTTGTTGGGTCAAGAGAGCCTCCGCGAGAGAATTGTCCCGATTCCGTCTCGTTCGGGACCAGACGAGCGGGGCGCGACTCCCGATATTCGCGCTGGTAGTCTGAGTGTCATCGCGCCGACTCCTCGCTGTCGGACATGCCAAAGATGACGATGCCGTGTTCGTGCAACGAATTTGTCGCGACGTAGATTGCGCCGTCGCGGTAGTCGGCGAACAGATCGCGAACGGTCTCGCCGGCAGCACCGAGAGCAGCGAGCTCGTCACCGAGAACGGCGGCGGCTAAGCCGAGAGAGGGGCGGAGCTTGCGGGTCATTCTGCAGCCTCCGGCACGTATTCGCTTCTCTGTTCGAGCAAGATCCGTTGCACTTCAGCCGGCGCGATCGGAGTGCGAACGAGGCTAAGCGCCGAAGCGTTGCCGAACTGCTCGCACATTGCCGCAACTTCCTGCTGCTCGATTTCGCCGATGAGCTCCGCGCGATCGACGCGACCGGGGCGACGCAGTGCCGGGTCGAGCTTCTCCGGATGATTCGTCGTCATGATGAGGATTCGCCCATCGCGCGAGAACACGCCGTCGATTGCGTTCAGGAGAGCACTCAGCGTCACGCCGGCCGGCTCTTCTTTACTGTCCGGAGTCGACGCCTGCACCGGCGCTCTCTTTTGGGCTAGTGCCGCGTCGATGTCCTCGATGAGGAGAATTGCCGACTCGGGAACTGTCGTAATCGCCTCAATCAGCGCCTCGTCATTCGTGACGCTGCCGAGGTTGAGAGCATAGACAGGGCGACAGAAATGGCTCGCCAGTGCAATGACCAAGCTCGTTTTGCCGCACCCTGGCGGACCGTAGAAAAGAAGCCCGCGACGATACGGTACACCGCGCGTTCGGTACCATTCGCGCGACCCGAGAAACGTTTGGATGTCGCGCACGATGCGATCGCGCTGCTCGCTTCGCATGACGACGGATTCGAGCGAGCGCTTATCTCGGCGGCACGCATGGCGCCAGTAGCTCGAGAACATGTGCACTTCGATCTGCCTCTGCCGCGCGCCACTCCGAGCCTGCATGATCTGCTGAATCAGATCGTGCATCAGCGTCGGCGTCGAGCCGATCGTCTGAATGCGGATGTCCTCGCGACGCTTCCAGCTGTTGCCGCCGGCACCGGATTTGTCCGGTACGTAACGCGAGACAACGACGGGTCGTCCGCGGTGCCAAATCAGGTGTTTACCGATTCCCGGCGAAAACCTCAGTTCGTTCTCGTTCTGCGTCGTGAGCCTGAGTTGCCGCGCTTGCTGCGCGTACCTCAGCGAAGCGAGCCAGTCTGAGACAACCTCGAACGCCGGGTCTTCGTTGAAAACGAGTAGCTCCGACGTGAACCGCCACAGGAAAAACTCCCACAACGCGCCTGGGATGCTCTTCAGCGAGTAGAGCAGACCGGCGACCAGTGAGCCGCCCATGATGCCAGTGAAGACGGCGTTGTGAAGCGCGGCGGACACGAGATCGGCAAGGGTCATCGCGCAACATCTCCCACCGAAACGGTGCGCTGCGCACGACCGCCGCGACGGTGCGGAGAGCCATGGTCGAAGGGCCGGGCGCAGTCGAAAAAATTTTGCATTAAATTCGCCTCGGCATGATTGCTGCGACGTAATCGTCCGCACGCAGATAGAGAGGATCCAGCGGTCCGCCGCAGTCGATAGTCAGCGTCTCCGCTTCGGTTCCTTTTGCCGCGTCCAACAAGTAATCGGCGCCGAAGCCTATGTTCTCCGTCTCGTCGTCGAAATCGCACACGACGTGATCGTGCGACTCCATTGCATCATCGGAGTTCAACGCATGCAGAGACAGTTCGCCATGCGCAAAGTGAGCCGTGATGTTCATCGCGGTCCCGCACGCGATAGCGCACGCCTGGATAGCAGACACGAAAGCTTCTCGATTGATTGATCCGTGGAAAGGACAATCGGCGTAGCGAATAATATTATCGACAGGAGGGAACATCCCGTCCACACGAGCCGCGATTACGGTGTAGATGCCTCCAAAAGAAACTTTTGTCGTCGAGACGGTGACGCGAACCATTTCGCTTGCTTCTAGTAAGTCGATAACTGCCGGAATCGAATCGTTCGAAACGATGACATTGTCCCGCGAAAACTGACCGCGAATATGGCACCGGTTCCCGTCCGTTGCCGCAGCTCCAGGCTTGTCGCCGAAGCAAAGCGCAACGCCACATTGGTTGGGTCGGTCGGCTTGGTTGTATACGGCCGTGCGGACGGAACGAATCGCGTGCGCAAACCAAGCCGGATCGATGTCGTGCGTTTTTCCGTCAACCGAGTCAATCGACGGGAACTCTTCGAATGCCATCGTTTGCATCTTGAAGTGACGACGTTTTCCGTTGCTTACGGTGATGCCGCTATCGATCGGTTTCAGGTTGACGTCTTCGCCTTCTAGTGACGCCAGAGACGCGCCGAACTTGTGCGCAGACACGCACGCTGACACGTCGCACGCGAACGGGTGAACAATGGTCGTGCGCAGATTGCTGCCTACGATCTGACCGTCACCGATGCGAAGAGTCGCAAGGACAGGAAGCGTTGTCTTTTCGTTTGCTACCCTGGAAACGCGCTTCACGGCCGTAAGCATTTCATTCCGCTTCATGACCAGCTCGCCTTAGTGCTGAGGCCAAGCGCATCCGATGCGTCGTCGTTGTCACTGCGTATGGCGCATCTTCTGCGCCGAGATCGAAGCCAAGTTCGCGCATGCCGTCGTGGAGGATTTTGACACGATCGACCGACTCGGCTTGAGCCATGTATGACGCGCATTCTTTTTCGAGATCTTCGACCTCGCGTTCGAGTCGATCCCTATCGTTTTCGAGTGCGGATATTTGATCGTTTAGACGATCAATCTGTGCTGTGAGGCTTTCGACTGCTTCCATTTGTGCTCCCTAAAGTTGTTCAGGTGCGCGGCGAACTGACGTGACGGACGAAGAGTATGATCGCGCATGACTGCGATCTTTTTTCACGGGGGCAACGCGGGCCCCCGCTACGTCTGTGCAGCCGCTAATCATTGGCGCCTTTCGATGACGGCGGCATGTCGCTTTGCAGTTCGTCTGCGAAATGGACGATCTCTTCAGCGAGTGCGTAGAGGCCTGATTTCCCTACCTTCAGCGCGTCTTTTAGATACAGACCTCGCGCGTTATTTTTGCGATCACGAACCGTTTTCGGTGCGCATTCGGACTGACGCGCAGTAGCCCGAACACCGCCGCACGCTTGAACAGCAACCGTGTAGATTTTTGCGGCACGGCGTTCGCAGAGTTCATCCAAAGATGGAGCATCGCATTTGTGCATATCGCGTTCGGCGTGGAACGCTTGCAACTGGGCGCGTAAGGCACGGATGCGATCGTCGTCCATTATTCGGCAGCCTCCGTTGTTCGAGAAATCAAAGATTCGATCGACGATGGCCCTGGATACACGGTGCAAAGTTCATTGAACTCGCTGTAAAACCGATCCAGGCGCTGACCGAAATAAACGATCACGTGTCCAGACACTGGCGCCGTACCTGTTTTGATTTGATTTTCTCTTCCGACGTCGAATTGCACTCGGCTTTTAGTGACCGCGAGGGCGCAACAGACTCTAGCGACCGGCTGAAACCAAAGCGCGCTTACGTGAGTAAGCGAATACATTGCGCATGCAGCGGTTACATTGCCGGCGACGAACTCATCGACGAGGCGGGCGGCGAAGAGAGGTCCCTGATCTCCGTATGGAGGATTCATCCATACGCGGCCGCGCCACGGGTGCGCACGAGAAAGACCGGACACGTTTTCGCTGTAGTAGTTGGTTGCGCGGATGCGTCGGTTTGCTTTCCAGCAAGAGGCCGGATCCAGGTCAATCGCACCAAGAACTCGCCGCGAAGCTTCAATGATATTGAGCGGCGTGTACCATTCATCAGATTTGGAGCTGTGAAGATAATATGCGGCAGCTTCGGCGATCCTCTGCCGGGGCGTCGATGGCATGGCAGGCCGCGCGCATTCCGGGAACTGCAGCTGATCTCCTGTAACTTGCGGAGCCTCGACCGTGGACATGACCGCGTCCGGCATGACGACATCGATCGGAACATGCGGAACATGCCCAACATCCTCCTCACGATCTGTCGCATAGCCCTTCTTCAACAGGGCCTCCAAGTAAGGAAGGACAATTTTAGTTGGATAATGGCTTGTGCCAAAGTCGAGCCGGTGCGGCCTGAAATATCGATGGAGCGCTTTCTCGAGCGGCTCGCCGCCGGGCATGATCGCAAGCAGCGAATACCCGTTCTGAAGCCACATCGTGGGCCTGTCGCCGCCCTTGCCGATGCGCGTGTTGCCGTCGCCGCGTTCCATAAAATAAACCGGGACAAGTTCTTGGAGATCCTGATCTCTGCGCTCAGAGCGGTGCCGGTTGATTTTGTCCTCCGGTGCCTCATTGCCGCTCACGATGCGCCTTTCAGCATTTTGATCTCACGCTGCCTTTGCCGAATGGCCGTCGCCGCCGCGGAGCGGAACACGAATAGTCATCTACGAAGCCCCCTGCGCCTTGCTGACGTCGGCGTTCTTCGCACGCGGCTCGGACTCGGGCGGCTCGTCATCGTCATTTGCCGGCTCCGATTCGCGCCCCTCGGCAGCGCCGCGCATCGCCTTTCGGCGGCGCTCGCGTTCCTCTTCGGTCTGCCACTCGTGCGGGCGAATCTCGGTCGCTACCTCGATCGCGTCCCAGTACAGCGGACCAGGCCGACAGGTGCCGGCGCACCACTGGCTGATGAGCTGCACGGTCACGCCGAGTTGGTCCGCCAGGGCGGTCATCGCGCCACGCTCTTTGCCGGCGAGCCATTTTTTGAGGCTCTCCCGGCCTTCAGTCTCGATCTCATTTCGGGCCACGGATGAAGCTTAAGCATGCTCACGTCGATCTGTCAAGCCCGCTTACACTCGGGTTACCGTGCCCCTCGGTGGCCAAGGCGAAAAAGCAACCCGGGCGCAACCCGAACATGCTGCCGGCGGAATCGGCTCGGCGTGTCCGCGACCTGCTCGAGCAGATTTACCAAGCGAACGGAGAGAACGGCGCCGTGACCGGTGATCTCATCGGAATAAGCGGCTCTGCCGTTTCGCAAATCCGAAGTGGCAAAACGCGCCAAATTTCCATCGCGACAGCGGCCGACATTGCGCGCGTTCTGGGCAAGACGCTACACATAGGGATCAGTGGTGACGAGCCACCGGAGGGGATGCGAACCATTGGCAGCGATCCTAACTCTGCCGCGGCTCTCGCTGCCGCCAGGGAGCAATACGACATCAAGCCGTGGATCGTGGCCGTTCTCCTTCGCACGCCGATTCCCGAGAACTGGCCATCGCTGACGCCGGAGGTTTGCCTCGACCTCGCCTCGGTTTGGGAGAAGTGGGAAGGCCGCCTGGGCTCCAGGGTGCGCCAAAAAGCCGTACGGGTTCAGTAGCTTACAGAAAAAGTAAGCACGCTTGCGTTTTTATGTTGCGCTTAAGCGTAAGCAAGCTTAATCTACCGTCATGCAGCTCGACACCCTCCCCACCCCCTCGCCGACGCAGCCCGTCCTCGACGCCGCTCTCCTCTACGCCCGCGTCCTGACCATCACCACGTCCAAGACCCACGGCGTCACCGTCGGCCGCACCTGGCTCCGCGTGTACGTCGACAACGGCTGCGGCTCGCGCTCGGTCGTGTGTTTCGTCGAAGCCACCACGGGCGCCGTGCATTCGGCGAAGAGCTGGAAACAGCCTGGCCGCGCCACCGGGCGCACCGTGTTCGAGGCGGTCCGTAATGTGACGTCGGAGGCAGCATGAACCGCTCTCGTCTCCTTGCCCGCGCGCACTCGTACCAAGCGCAAGCGCAGGCGCTCTGGAACAAGATCGACCGGCTCGACCCGACGGACCCAGAGTCACGCGAAGCCGCGCAGTGCTGGTCTGAGCAAGCGGCACACGCCGCGAGCATGGCGGAAGAGTGCAGCCGCTGGGCGGAGGACGTCTGATGGCACATCAAGGCTGCCGCCACTGCCTCAACGGCTACCGCTACAACCATCCCGAATGGGTCACGGCTGAGCTCTGCGAATGCTCGGCGAAGTGCAGAAATTGTGGCGAAGCGTTTCCAGTCGAAGAGTCGTTCAGAGGCTACTGTTCGCCATGCGCCTCGACCCTCTGCCTCTACGAGCTCACCGCGGCGGACCGTGAGCTCTCGTCGAGGATGGCGGATGTGGTCGCGCATGCGGTCTCGATGGTGGGGCGATGAAAACCTGCACCAAATGCGGCGCCGTGAAAAACAGCATCCAGATTGGTGAACGCTTTGGCTGCCTGACGGTAGTAGGCATTGCTAGACGGTCCGATCGCGGGCACCTCTTCGAGTGTCGCTGCGAGTGCGGCGCCATCCGCCATGTACGTCCTAGCCATCTGCACCATGGTCAGAGGTTCTGTGGCGTATGCCGCAAGACCAGGGGCGCGCTTTTACACGGAGAGACTCTACACAGAAAGACCACTCCAGAATTTAGAGCATGGAGTGGGATGCTTGACCGATGCCGTAACCATAATAGCCCAAGTTACAAGTATTATGGCGCACGCGGGATCTCGGTAAGCCGACATTGGTATGTCTTCGAGAACTTTCTTGCTGAAATGGGCCGGCGCCCGTCACCGATTCATTCTCTCGACCGCATTAATAATGAAGGTAATTACGAACCTGGGAATGTTCGCTGGGCGACGCCGATAGAGCAAGCCAAAAATAGACGAAACGTTCTCTACGTGACGCGCAACGGTCGCACGCTAGCGCTTATCGACTGGTGTCGTGAGATCGGCATCAATCCGAATACTGTACTTTATCGACTCAGGCGCGGGTGGTCACAAGATCGGGCCCTTGGGACACCGGTACGAAAGATCTCGCGATGAAAACATGCACGAAATGTCATAAATTTTACGATTGGGAATCCTGGCAATTGCTCCCATGTGACGGCGTTCAGCACGGCATCGGCGACACATACGACCAGCGAACTTGTCCGTGTGGCGGCTCGATGTATCTGCCGTTGTTCCCGTTCGAAGCCGATGCGTTCGAAGATTTTTTAGGCACGGAGGCTGCGTAGAGCAATGACGACAAAACGCACTCAAACCGAGTTCATGATCGGCGTCGGTCCGCTTAGCGGGCTCGTGTACGCAGGCAACGTCCGTACGTATCCAAACGGTCAACGCATATTCGTTGGCAACAAGCGCGACGTAACGCAGTCGTTCATCGGCGCAATGCTTGCGTGGATCACGTTCGAGAACGAGGACCAGGACGACGAGAACGGCACGCGAACGATCCGCACCGACGAGATGGAATACACGATCACGTGCACCGCGAAGAAGCTCCGAAAGAAGGCCGGATAATGGCCCATCCGTTAGTCCCTGGCGACAAGAGACACCATCACGCAGTCGAGCCTGACTGGCCCGCGTGGATGCAGGAACGCCGAGCGCGTTTCGCACAAGAGCAACGGCGCGCCGATGACGATGCTCTTTGCCGCGCGATCGAAGTGCTTCGCAAACGCGGAAAGGATGACTTGGCATCGCAGGTCGCCGCTGTCCGTTTCGAGGAACCGACCCGATGAAATACGCCGTTCAGCATTTCGATCTCGAATCGTGCTCATGGGACATCGTCAGCGAGCACGACACGTTCGAAGCCGCCGTCTTGCGCGCACAGCTTGATCGCTCCGACGGCATCGACGCGCGGATTCGGTCACCGGAGCAGCGAGCAAGAGAAGCCGCTGCGCGAAACGTTGTGTGTGGACGATGCGGCGAGAGGGGACATGTGTCGTGCAATCGCTAGTCAGTCTCCGCGCCCGTCTCGAAGCCTTGCTCCGCTTATCCGCGACCAGCCCGCTAATGCGCATGCGTCTCGAGCCAACAATCCGCGCACTCGAAGCACAGCTCGGAGTGTTCCGGCCGGCGAAAGCGCCGAAACGCAGATGGGCGGAGAGAGTGAGGAGCTTATGAATACCGACCAAAAACTCGCCCGCGAAATGCTCCGCAAAGCCGACGAAATCCTCGCCGACGAGTGCGCGGATTACGACGCGCTTGTTGACGCGATGTCGCTGCTGTCTGGGGCGATGCAGGCGGTGTTGAGGGTTATGGCTGGGAGGAGAACGCAAGAATGAAAGCGCATCCATTGATCGCCCACGATTTGGAGATTTGGCTCAGGCAGCGGTTCTTTCGCATGCAAATCTATCTCCATTTCGAAATGCGAGTTCCGAAATCGATGCTCAAGACTGCGTCCGAATGCATCGCGCTTGGATACGCCGATCCTTCTCGGATGGGCGGAGGGCACGGATGACTTATCCGTTGACATTCTTGATCGCCGCACTCCGATCTGAATTGACCGATCTCGAGCGAGACATGAAGGCAGGTCCGTTAAGCACGGTGCGTAAGATGTACCTCGATGCGCGCGTGCGGAAAGCGCAGGCGTTGCTCGACGAGATGCAAAAGCATGCTCAAGTTGAAGTGGAGGAAGTGAAGGGATGAGCGACGCATTTGAGGTCATCGCGGATGCACGCGACGAAGCAAACTGGCTCGAGCTGCGGAAGCTGGGCGTCGGGGCTAGCGAAGCCGCGACCTTGCTTGGCGCGAACCCGTGGAAGTCACAGCTGCAGCTCTATGCCGAGAAGATCGCCGCCGTGGAACCGGACGACCTTTCCGATAATGAGGCGGTCCAATGGGGTAAGCGCCTCGAAGCAGTTATCATCGATGCCTATCGCGATCGAACGGGGAGATTCGTCGATGCCGGCGGAAAGCTGCTCCGTTCGACGCGCTACCCGTGGGCGCTGTGTACGCTCGACGCTTGGACAGCTACCGAGGAACTCGGACCGTATTGGCCACTCGAGGCGAAGGCGGTCGGTCTCGCGAAGGGAGGCGAATGGGTCGACGGTCCGCCGGAGCATTACCGGATCCAGATGATGTGGCAAATGCTCGTCACGAACAAGCCGCGCGCGACCGGCGTGGCGCTTATAGGTGGACAGAAGCTCGTGTGGTGCGACGTCGAACGAGACGAGACGCTCGTCCGTAAGCTCGTGTACCACGGCGAGGAATTTTGGGCGCGTGTGCAACGCCGCGAGCCGCCGTCTCCTGATGGATCTGACGGAAGTCGCCGCGCGATTCACGCGATGTTTCCTGATGACGACGGGGAAACGATCGTGTTGCCAGGCGTATTACTTGATGCCGCCGACGAGCTCGAAACGATCAAACTGGAGGAGAAGGCGCTTTATCTCCGCAAGGTCCGTGCGGAGAACGATCTCAAGATGGCATTAGGACCGGCGGAACGAGGGGCGCTGCCCGATGGGCGGATCGTGAGCTGGAAAACGCAAGTACGCAAAGCCTACCAGGTCACGGAGACCAAGAACCGTGTCCTGCGAGTTACGATACCAAAAGGAAAGTGAACGAAATGGCTACTCCGACAACAAAAGAGAACGGGCAGATTGTGCCCAAAAACCAGACCAAAAACGACATGACGGCGCTATTGCAGCGCATGGGACCCGAGATTGCACGCGCCGTTCCGAAGCACGTCAACCCAGACCGCATGCTGCGGATCGCGATGACCGCGTTGCGCGTGAACCCGGACTTGATGAAGTGCACCCCCGGGAGCTTTCTCGGATGCGTGCTCAGCGCGGCTCAACTCGGGCTCGAGATCGGCGGCCCGCTTGCGCAGGCATACCTGATTCCGTACCGACAAGAGTGCACGCTGATCGTGTCCTATCGCGGCATGCTGAACCTTGCTCGCCGCAGCGGCATGGTGACCAGCATCTACGCGCACGAAGTAAGAGAAGGCGACCGATTCGCCTACAAGTTGGGACTGACGCCGAATCTTGAACACGAGCCGGCGGATTCACCAGATCGCGAAGACAAGCCAATCACGCACGTCTACGCCGTGGCGAAGCTCAAGGATTCCGATCCTGTTTTCATCGTTCTGACGAAGGCGCAGATCGAAAAGTACCGGGCGCGTTCGCGTGCGGCTACGTCCGGTCCTTGGGTGACGGATTACACGGCGATGGCGCTGAAGACCGCTGTTCGCCGCCTGTTCACGTGGATTCCGCAGTCCAGCGAGATGATGCTCGCGGCGGCAATCGACGAGGCGACGGAGACCGGCGCGCGGCAGCTCGAAGCCTGGGACCCGAGTGTCACCGAGGCTTTGCAAAAGGAAGGTATCGAAACTGAAGGCGAGCCAACGCCGGAGGCATCGAACCCGTCGTGACCAAGGACCAATTACTCGCGCTGTCGCCAGCAATGGCGCTGCGCGTGATCGTCGACTGTCTCGACGCCGAAACGACCAAACGCATCGCTGCTCATGCTGAAGTCAAAGTGCCGCTAGCGCCCAAGTTTGACATGGCGATCTATCGCCGCGACGGAGTCCAGTGGGCGAGCGAGACTGACCTTAGCGGGCTCCGCTTTTGGCACAAGAAAGCATCAGAGAGCGCCGCGTCCGGCAGTCAATACGCAGCTAAGGATCAGAAGAAAGCGGCCAACCTAGAGCGCTGGATTAAGTGGCGAGAATGCTTGCCGGATGTGTGTTGGAGCGGCGAGCGCAACGACCAGCCGATCACAGCGCCGGCTCCGAGTGCGAGACCAATGGTCTACGAGTCGAAGCGTTCAGGCGCGCGCGAACCTGAGCCGGAGCCTACGGCGGGCACATTCGGTGGCGCTGATTTGGACGACTCCGACATTCCGTTCTGAGGTGACCCATGACCGACCCAACCGAAAAGAAACGCACCCCCTCGATCGGCGCAATCGCCGAAAAGATATCGACCATCCGCCTCAACGCCTCCGCCGACGCCGAACGCGCCGCAAGCGAGGCGAGGCAAAAACACTACCAATCCGCCGAACGCCGAGTCGCAAAGCTGCTCGAGTCGTTGCCGACCGACGCCGCGCGAGCCAAGGCGAAAGCGGCGGCGGATGCGATGGTGGATGCGGAGATGGTGATCGCAGAGACGGACAGCGATCCTCTGCCAGATCTCGCCGGTCCAAACGGGCAGACACATGTCATCGAGAGCGACCCCCAGCTCTCGCCGCGGTTGCTCGAAGAGGTGCCGGCGGTCCGTCCAGGCGAGCGCATCGAAATCGAGCGTGATGACAAGGGGCGCAAAGTCGGGAGCTCTCGCAAATGATCCACCGCTTCCTCACCTGGCCTTCCGCCCTGTTCGCGCCGAGCGATCCGAAGGTTGAGGTCGATAGCTGTTTTGAGACGGAGGATGAGAAGCGATGACTGCGCTACCGCCAATCGAAGAGCCGCTACCCCCGCGCAGATGGTACCCGACGCTGACGGACACGATCCCGCCCAGCGACGTCGTAGTCGCAGTTCGGGTGAGGCCCCTCACCGTCGAACACCTGCCCGCCATCATCGCGGCTCTCCCTGACGAGCAACGCCGCACCGTCCTTGGCGATCTCGTCCACTGCGACGCCAAAGCATGTGCAGAGATACGGCGGGAGAGGGATGAGATGAAGGAGCGCGTCGACTCGCTGGAGTCGCAGCTGGAACACCAGAAAATAGCTCGGGCGTCCGAAATGGACCCGATTTACGCCAAGATTCGAGAGATCCTCGGGGCCGAGCTTGGCGACGACATCATCGGCAAGGCGAAAGAGCTCCGCGAGCGCGCCGAGACTGCGGAAGCCAAATTCAAACAAGCTCAAGAGGCGCACCTGGAGGCGATCGGTGAATACTCGAAGCTCGAACGCGAACGCGAGCAAATCGAGGAGAGGCACAGGGCGGAGCTGGAAGAATTGCGATCAATGCAGGCTAGCTCTACGCGGAAAGTGTTGGAGCTATCGGCGGAGCTGGCCATCTTGCGCAAGCAGTCCGGGTATCGTCGGCTTATCAGCCGCGAGAATAAGCTAGGCAGTAACGCAACCAACGACGCCGCGCAACGCGAGCTCGAGGAATGCCGGCAAACGATCGAGCGCTGCAAGTTTGAGCGTAACGAGGCCAACAGCGAACGCGGCAATACGGAGATCGACCTCATCGAGGCACGCGACCGGATAGCGGAGTTGACTCGAGAAAGGGACGAGGCGCGACAAGGCTGCAAACGACTGCGCGAATCAGGACAGACCGTGTATCCCGACGCCCGATTCCTCGATGCTGCTCGCGAAAAGTGCTCCCGTCAGCGCCGCGCGCTGCGCGCCATGAATCGATCCATCGTGCTCAAAAATGCCGAGCTCGCCGGAATGCGTGCGGAAAACATCCGCATGGGACACGAGAAGGAGAGCCACAAGGTTGTGAACAGGCTCGAGCGAGCGGTCGTCGAGGCGGCGTGCGCATACGTTGCCGACAACAGATACAAGTCCGGATGGTTCACACTTGTCGACGCCGTCCGTGCTTACCGGGACGCGCAGAGTGATGGGGCTACGAAGTGAAACGCGCAAGCCGAAACCGAAGAAGGGAAGGCGGAATGGCTAAGCCGCAACGATATTACGTGATCGAATTTGGTCACTCGCAAGGGTGGTTCGCTATCGACGGCCACTTCGACTTTCGTATAGCGCACGGCATAAAGCGCGACTGGCAAAAGCGCGCGAAAGAAGACTGCCGCAAGGAAACGTACCGCGTCAAGAAATACATCCCGGAGACCCCATGACCCTGCGCGACGAGTTGCGGGAGCGCTTACTTGCGCCCGGAAAGGGCCTCGGCATTGCGCTGCGAGCCGTCCCGTCCGCTGTCCGAGAAAACGCCATCCAACAAATCATCGAGCTCATCGCCTCCCGCGAAGCTGCGGCTGTGGAACGGTGCGCGACGGTGTGTGACCAGATAGCCCAGAACTGGCGCGATGGCGCTGAATACCGGAAATCTCGACACGAAAACGGCATGGCCAAAGATTTTGGCAACATCGCTGACGGGGCGAAGGCATGCGCCGCCGCGATTCGGAAGGGACAGGGAAGATGACGACTGACGATTTATCGGCTTGGGCTCTCGAAGAAGCGTGCAATATGGCTTTGTATTGGAACCCGCGCGCTACGAGTGACGATGTGGACGTCGAACGAATCGCGGAGGCTCTCGTCGCTGCCTATCGCAGAGGCGTCCGTCGCGGGGACGAACTGCGCGGAAGCGTAGAGCGAGCCGAGAGAGTTGCGGCGGCAACGCGCGCCGAACGTGACGAGCAATGGCTCGACCAAGCCAAAAAGCAACTCAAACGCGAGCGCGGATGCTAAGCAAAGAAGACGTGACCGAACTACAGCGCCTATGTGACGCCGTGCAGGACGACCAGGGCGACGACGGTGGCGGTGAGGGCGACGAACTCGTCCACATGAGCGCGACCGAGCAACGTTACGTGAAAGCCGTCACCGCTGCCGGACCAGAGCTCTGCGCCGAATGGCGTCGGGCGAGGGAGCTGGAGGCGGCGCTGCAACTACTCTGCGACGACATAGAGCTAACCGGCATCGACCTAGCTAGAATCGAACGCGGTGAGCCTGGCGTCATGTCCGATGCGCTGGGCCACATCGAAAAGGCACTCCGCCGTGCTCGCGCGGCGATCGAGAAGTGGAAGTGATGCTCGGACGCTGGTTAATTTGGTGCGGCTTCGCAACGGCGATCTTTATCGCATGTGTTGCGGCAAATGTCTTCGCTGCGTGCATGATCTATTGGGTAAATGTGTTAGCGGAAAAACGGACGTCCAGGCGCCGCGCCTGCAATGCGGCCGGGAAGGATGGCAGCGAGCATGGGTGACGACTTTACGGAAACGGTCCGCCAAACGATGCGCGCCATTACCAGGCAACTGGACGAGACCGAGAAGCGTGTCCGCCGCGAGACGATCGACGAGGCGTGCGACGCTCTCTGGAAGCTGTTCGTGGAGCTGCGCGATGCCGACGCTTTGGACCATGCCGAGGGTGTGGCGATAGCCCACGGACGCCTCCTCGCCCTTCGCGACCGGTGAAGCCCGGAAAGCCGGGGGCGGGGAAAAGGACGGGGAGAGGCAAAATAATTGTTGCGGGCTATAACGCATGGGTTATACTGTCTCTTGTCGACGGCAATTGAGCCGGACGACGAAATCAAGGACTCCTCAAATGACGACTCCGAATGTGCTCGAAAAACTGGAAACACTGGCATCGCAACGAACTGCTCGCACGGACCGCCTGCATGAGACCGTCCGCTCGTTTCTGGCGACGCTAGAAAAGTCGGTCGAACCCGGCGAGTATGTCGTACTCGACGGCTGGACTCTTGAGTACAGGAAACTCCGGTCGAACGTCGGCGAGACAGCGTTTTGGCTATGGGGCGATAATGAGAGCCGATGCTACCCGGAGCTCAACGTCGGATCCGAGAAGTATCTGCACGGGGATTTTTCGTGCTTTATGCGCGGCCCCGAGCGTGGAGATCTGATCGAACTAGCAAAACGAGCCTCACGCATCGCGGAACAATTCGCGGCAAACCTTGAACGCGAAGCTGCAGAACTGGACGCGCTGACGGCTTAGGAATGACCAGCCCGCGCCCCGGCATCAGGCCGGCACGCGCATCACGGCGCAGCGTGGGCCCAACATGGCAACACTCGATCTCAACAATCCCGCCCGCTCCGTTCGTGACCACTCGCGGCTATCACAGGAGGCAGCTGCGGAGCGCATTAGACACTCTCAGGCCGCCGTAGCGCGGGCAGAGAAGCGCGGCGATGGGATTACGGTGCGGGCGTTGCGGGGGCTGTGCGAGGCGCTGGGGCTGGAGTTGATTCTTTCGGTTAAGAGGAGGCGCAGATGACCGAGAAGGTAATCACCAAGGCCCGGGCGCACGCAATGGTCACCTATGCGATCCGGACCGGCAAATTGACGCCGGCGCAGTGCGAAAAGTGCGGAAACAGCAACGCGCTAGCGCATCACGACGATTACGCAGAGCCGCTCACGGTCAGATGGCTATGCGATATTCATCACGCCGAATGGCACCGGAAGCACGGACCTGGACTGCACGGATTCGGTACGCGGGCAAGCGGCAAACACAAATCAAAAAGAGTCAAGCTGTCCGCGTCGGCCGAGCAGTGGCGAGAATGGGAGCTTGCGGCAAAAGATGCCGGCAAAAACCTCACCGCATGGATCCGCTCCGTGCTTGACGCGGCGTCTTGATGGCAACGCGCCGCCGACGAGCAGCGGGTCAATTTGTCTGTGTGGATCCGCCAAGTGCTGGATGGGGAGATACGGCGGACTGAACGCAAAAAAGCCGCCCGATCCTAAGACCGGACGGCTTACGCACTTCCGCGCGTGGCAGACCTCATAATACAAGAATCGGCCCGCCAGTGCGAGGGGACACTGACGGGCCGTGACCGCAACGTCGGGGAGGAAGACGGCGGCGGAAATGTTTTACAGGCGGGCCATTACTCGCGCCCATCGGGACGCACGGGCGAGGGAGGGATCTGCTATAAACGAGTGTCCCCGCGCTGCTGAAACAGCCGGGGACGTGGTCGAAACCTGAAAGGAGGTCCCGACGATGGGGACGGTATCAGAGGATACGGTGCCAGCGCAAAAACGCTGCAAGGCTTGCGGCGAAACGAAGGCGCTTGAGGAGTTTTATTCAAACGGCGGCAAGTTCAAAAAGCCGACATGCATTCCGTGTTTCCGCAAAAATCTCGGCTTAGCTCCGTGTCGCAAAAGTAGTCGACTGGAACGCTACTCGCTGACTTTGTCCGGCAAGCCACCTGCGTTTCCGGCAATTCTAATTTCGCTTTGGCTCGCTCTATGGGCACGAAGGCTCGCTAGCACCCGCCTCCATTCGGCAGCACGCCGGAGAGCTCCACGGCCAGGCTCACAAGTCCGACCGGTTCCAAGGAGCCGGAACGCCCGCGCCACAGCCGTCTCTGTGAGCCCGGCGGTGACGTCCCGCGCGCAGTGGCGGTGAGCCCGCAAAAGCGTTTCTATGGTCATCCTGACGCAACGGCGGGTAGCCTCTGGCGATATTCCGGCGAGGGCTTCCCAGTCGGCGCGGGATAGGCTGTTCTGCCACTGCTGAGATAGACATATTGCCTTACCGTGGTCGCCTCTGATGGCTCCGGAGTGGACCTCGAGCCGGAATGCGCTTTCGAACCGGAACGTCACCAGGACAGCCGCAGCGACCGCGTAACGGTCGGTTTTTAACGAGGTCGTCTCGTCGGCAACGACCTCGCCAATAAGAGAAACGCGAGCTCTGTACTGCTCCGGCGTTTCCGGCGGGGTGTCGCGGTAGGTCGGGGCGGGTAGGCTGAGTGCGGCGGCGATGACGGCATCGGTAAAGCTCATCTTTGCGCCTCGTTCTCACGGTCGAGCTTCTTGTTGAGCCGATCCAAAAAGATCATGTCCTTCGCGCTTAGTTCATCCTGCTGCATGAGCCACCGCGCCTGAATGTCAGCGATCCGCTCTGACTGCTTCGCCTCATACCGAAGCGTATCTATGATAGCCCTCGCGTCCGCGTGGATCTGGCGAATCTCGCAACGCAGCGAATACCAGACGCATAGCACCAGAAAGATCATCGACAATGCGACTACATTAGCTGCACGCGCGGTCACGGCCTTGTAACCTCCTCCGCCGCCGCACTCCGCGCCGCGATGACTTCGTTTTTCAGAGCTCGCACCGCATGCGGCGAATAGACCGACGCGCGGCTGATGACGGTCAACACCGCTTCGGTCAGCAACCAAACGCTGCCGATTTGGGCGCCAGTCATCTTAAGACCAAAGCTTGCAAGCGCAGCAGCGAAAGCAACGATGACGCCGCGAATGACTAGGGGCTCGCGATTGTAAAGCGAAAGTAAACTGTCAAGCATCGTCATCTCCGTTCCCGTCATCAAGCTCACCACGCCCGGCTATCTTCTCCGCCTCGTCGACAGACTTAAGGAATGCTTCCTCGGCTTTCTTGAGTCCCATCATTGCGGATATAGTTGCTCCGCCGCGCATTGCTTGCGTGAACCAAACCGCCGTATGCCACTTCACGTTCTCGATCGACTTCTCGATGCGTCTTTTGGTCCACGCTTTCAGCGCGGCGATTTCTTGCTTGAACTCGGCGCGCAGTTCATTTTTGAGGCGATCAAGTTCGTCTGGGGTCATCTTCCGACGTGGATCGAAAATCCACCGAGCACAGCGAGCAGGAACGCAAGAACAGCGAACCCGATGGCTACCCAGCCGATTGGCTTGGGCGCGATGGCTCCAAGCAGAATCACAGCAACGCAGAGAAGAATGATTACGACTAGTGTTTCCATTGTGATGATCTCCTATCTGTCTGAACGTGACGGCGTCCGCTTTCGCATCTGCGGCACCGGCGGCGGCTCGGGGATTGGTGGCGGATCGCTTGAGGCGTACGGATCCTTGCCTTGCGTGTACCGCTGCAGCGCGCGTTCATCGAGTGCCCTGCGGCTCTCGAGTGTCGGCGCAACTTGTGCGAGAGCTTGCACCTGCGATGGCATCTCGGCTTCCCACGCTTCTGGTTGTTCAGGAACGCGGCGCGAATGGACCAAAAGCGTTGCCACAGTGCGGCGTTCGCTCTCGAGTTTCTCGCGGGTTGCGTCGAGCTTTTCGCCGAGTGCTTTGATGACAGCCTGCAGTTCCGCTTTTTCTCTCTCGCGTTCTTTCTTCTCAGCCTCGAGCTTCGCGTCACCGTCCGCCTTGATCCCCGTCTTGTCGGCTTTCAGATCCGTGATTCGCTCGGCCTTTTCCTTGTTCAGGTAGCCGAAAAGCGCGCTTACTGCGCCGCCCAATGCGGTCAAGATCCAGGGGATTGTTCCGACCGGGTCGGCCATGATTTATTCGGATCCTTTTTCACCGGTCCGATGGGTATGACCGGCGCGCGATTCCCTCTCATCAAGAATCCGGTTTACCTCTTCCTTGGCAACGCGGCGGGCTTCATCAGCAGCGATCTTGCGCGCCTCGCTGACAGTCTTGCGCGTCTCCTCGACGAGGATCCGCATCCCTTCGGCGTAGTGCTCCACCCACTTCTCGAGTGATTCGGCATGCTTCTCCATCGCCTTTTGAAAGAGCTCAAATCTGCGATTGTCACGTTCCTCTGTTCGACGCTCGAGCTCTTTAGCCCATGGCGGCTCGACGGTGGGCCAGATGATTGGCGCAGGTGCCGGCTCGGTCTCGGAATGCCGCGGCTCTTCGCGATCCTCGGACTGGACGCCGAATAGCTCTTCGACGAGAGAGTCGCTCAGCTCGATGTCGCGCTTGTCGCTCACGTCCTTGGCTCCGTGTCGGGGTCGCGCGCGTCGAGCTCCTCGCCGGTCTCGATACGCTCGAGATTCTCGCGGACCATGGCGATGTATTGCGACCACGGAAAATGCGGCCCAGGATCGTAGTGAGAACTCAGATGATACGCAGCGTTCACATCGGCGTGCCCACAGATACCGTGCCTGCCGGCGATCAAATCAGCCGGCGAAAGCTTCAGCGCCGGGACGTGATATAGATGGCAAATCTCTGCCGCGTGCTGGGCGCTAATCCGCAGCATGCTTTGCGAGTATTCGTCCGCCCATTGCTCCGCCGATTGTCGCGCAACGCCGGCATGCTCGATGCCATAACCGTCTCGGTTAGCACCGGGTGCGTGCCATGCGACGTGTTCCGGCGGCACGCAACGGACCAGCGAATTGCTGTCCACGCACGCATGCGCAGAGGCGCGGGGTGCTTCTCCGCGCAGACCGGCGAACCACATCGCTACAGCCTCGGCTGTGTCCGGCTTCTCCGGCGATTCCATCGAGTGGATTACGATGAGCCGAATTGCCGAACGGTTCGCCAAAGTGAAGTGCTTGGCTTGGATGAACGGCCACATGTGCTCAGACATTAACGAACCTCACATCATCGTCGAATACCTCGAGCAGCATCGCGTGCTTTTCCGGGACCTCGACGAGCACACGGATATGCACGACGCCGTCCCCTGGATTCTCCAGAGGAATGAACACCGACTGTTCTGGATCCTCGATGGCGAAAACGACCTCGGACAGCTGCAATCGTTCGCAGTGAATCTGATATCGGTAATCCTTCCGCATCCCGTGGACACGAAAAGACGCTTCACCATTCACCGATTTCGCGTCCGTAATCGTGATCATGATGATGGTCCGATCTTAAGATCGCCAAACCGCCTCAATTTCTTGATGCGCTCCACCGCATCGTCATACGCCGCCGCGGCGAACAGCACCGTCAGCACAGCCACCGTCTTGACTGCGGCGAAGGAGAGGCGACCAAGGAGGATCATGGCCCATACGTTCTCGTCATGTCTGCGGACACCACGATCGAATCGAGTATCGGTGTCTCCGTATCGCCATCGACGGGGTCAACCTGGCAATCGTAAGAGAGGTTGCCAGGTGGGAATGTCGCCGTGACTGCCCTGTCAATGAAATATTGATACTTCGCCGTGGTGTCATCGAGAAGCGTGATGCCGCCGCCGGTTAGCGAGATCTGCGCGAGCCCAGGATCCGGGTCTGCCGCATTCCGTTTCACGGTCATCCGGATATTCTCGATCGTCGACCGCGGCATCGGCACGCCATTGCGCTTGATCGTCAGATTGAACCGGATCTTGTCGCCGCGCTTGATTTTGATCGTGTTGCTACTCATCGACGGCCCTGGTCAGTGTGATGACGTTCACGTATTCGAACGGTCCGAGCACGATCACGTTGACGAGCTGCATGGCGCCGGTGGTGATGACGTTGACGAGCTCCGGGTGCCCAGCAGTAATATGTCCTGTCGAGACTGGCGCAGGCGGCGCAATCGGGCGCGCGTCGGGCGCTTGCCGCTGCGTCCACGATTCGGGTCTGTTGATCCAGTCCTGATAGACGGGCGCAAACTGATCCGGAGCCGGGATAACGAGGCGTACGAACGCGACCGTCTGCTGCTCGACCGCCGGAAACGTCGGACGATAGATCGCGTCGGGAGCTACATAATCGACCGAATCAAGGGTCCGCGAACGCTCCGGCTTGGGCGATAACTCGGTGCTCGCAAGCTGCTGCGTTACCGAGTAGTGGCGTCGAGTAATCCAGTCCGGAAACTGGATATCATCGAGAGTAGCTTTGCGTTCGGGCTTTGGAGAGAGCTCCGTAACGGCAAGCTGTTGCGTCGTCGGAAAGAGTCGGCGATCGACATACGCCGGGAACGAGTCAGGCTCGAGTGCTGCGGTCCGTTCAGGTTTGGGAGATAGCTCCGTTGCAGCGAGCTGTTGAGTTACTGGATAGCGTGGACGCTCAACGCGCTCCGGGAACGTGACGTCATCAAACGGCGCCTTGCGTTCCGGTTGCGGCGAGATCGCAGTGACGGCAAGTTGCTCGCTTACCGGGTAGTAGCGTCGCTCGACACGCTCAGGGAAATCGATGTCCGCAAGCGGGCGGGTACGTTCGGGTTGAGGCGAAAGCTCTGTGACCGCGAGCTGTTGCGTTGTCAGGTACGCTGGTCGGACGACGCCATCCGGATACCAAACGAGCTCGACCTGCTGCGTGAATTGGGCGGCCGCGATCGGCGGACCACCGAATACGACCGCTTGCTGCAGCTGTGCTGCATACGTCGGGCGCGTGAGGCGATCCGGATAGACCGCGCCGAATTGTGTAGGCGCTGGCGCAGCGACAACAACACTGACGAACGCGAACGGATTCTGCTCGGCTACCGGATAGACACGCCGCTCGATCGCGTCCGGATTGACATCACACGCAAGCGGACTAGTCCGTTCCGGTTTCGGCGAGAGCTCCGTTACAAAGAGCTGCTGCGTGGTCGGATAGAATCGACCATCAAGCCGTGACGGGTAGTCGACGTCCTCAAGCGGACGGGTGCGCTCAGGCTGCGGCGCAATCCAATTGGAGGCAAGCTGCTCGGTAGTCGGGTAATACCTGCCATCAAGGCGTAGCGGATACTCTGCGTCCTCGAGAGGGCGCGTCCGCTCCGGCTTTGGCGGGAGCTCACTTACCGCGAGTTGCTGCCCTACTCCGTAGCAGCGCCCATCGAGCCGAGACGGATATTCGACCGCAACCAGCGAGCTCGTGCGCTCAGGCTGCGGCGAAATCTCGGAGGCGGCTAGCTGCTGATCGACCCGATAAAATCTGCCGTCGAGTCGGCTCGGATAATCGACGTTTTCGAGAGGTCGTGTACGTTCTGGTTTCGGGGCAAGACTTGCCGCGTACGCTTGCTGTGCAGCCGCGTACCACGGTCGATCGAGTCGGTCAGGATGATAGACAAGTTGGACTTGCTGAACGAATGGCGCCGCAACGATCGGAACCGCGCCGATGACCCACGCCGATTGCTCGGCGGTCTGATAGACGGATCGATCAACCCGATCCGGATACCACGTGAGCCCGCTTGTCTGAACGAACGGCGCCGATGAGATCGGCGGTGCGCCGTAGCTCCAATACGACTGCTCTGAGACTTGATAATTGGCTCGATTGGCGCGGTCCGGATAGACAGTGGACGGTAGCGGCGCGTCCGGATTGAGACTCGTTAGGTCGGAGCCGGATCGCCAATAATCTCCCGTGCCAGCGCCCGCATTGAGTGTACGTAGCGCAGAGCCAGATCGCCAGTGATTGCCGAGATTGATATCGAGTGGCGGAAGTAGCGGCGGCGGGCGCGGATCCGTCGCGAACGTCTGTTGCTCGCTCGCCGGGTATGTGAGCCGATGGATTCGTTCAGGGAAGTAGGTCGATGATAGGGCGGGGGCAGGCGGCGCAATGAGTAGCGGGCAAAGAACCGCTGCGAGCTGCGAAGAAGCATGATAGGCACGCCGATCAATCGCGTTCGGAAATTGTGTCGGAGTCTCGGTGTTGAGTCCTTCGGAACCGGGGTGGACCGCGATCGTGTTTACGATCCACCCATCCGAACCCATCGTGAATGTGCCAGGGTTTTCCTGGGTCGCATTCAGATTGCGGGTTGCTTTGAACGATCCGGAGCCGTTGGCGTTGGCCCAACGGTCTTCTCTAAGATCTGTGTAATTCGCAGGCGCCGCGCTGACACTGACGTTCCCGTCGTGACTGCCAACAGCAATCCAGAGATAATCCTTAGCGCTGCCAGGATTGCAGTTCGGCGGATCGGGCGTTGTGTCGACACCGTTCGCGGTCGTTCCAACTGTCGGCGCATTCGTGGACGAATCATGCCCACGAATCTTCATCGAGGTGTGTGCGCTACCCTCGCTATTCGTCGTCGAGAGAGTGAACGACGCGCCTTCCGTGCCGTCTGCGATCTTGTAACGGACCTCGAGCGTGCACGCTTGCGCGTTGGTCTTCGCTACAAGCGACGTCCAACCGCTCGGCCAGCCGCTAATCGTCCCGGCGTCTCCGTCTGTCGAGAAGACAACGATCAGCAGGTCGCCAACACCGATCCCTGCCGGCAGGTTTATGGTGTGCGAGGTTGCGTTAGCTCCGCTATTGCCTCCTGTCTGGGTTGATATGAACGGGAATGCCATGAGCCCGCCGCGTCACGCGATCGGCGAGGCATCATCAAAGAACACCTTGCGCTTCGTCGTGTCGGTCTGCTGATTCCAGAGCCTCAGGATCGCGATACCCGTAGCCGTTGGCGTGCCAGATACGGAAAGTTTTTCCCAGTCGGTCGAGCCGTCGCCGGTAGCTGTAGCGGTCAACGCGAGGCCGCAACCGTCCAGCGTGATCTTTGGCTTCGTCCCGATCGTTGCGTTGCTCTCCCACTTAACGCGGGCGCTCACATTGATCGGCGTCCCGTTGACGACCGCGACTTCTTTTTCTTCGCAGCCATAGCCGAGGATACTTAGAGAGTAGCTGCCGGTGCGAACGGTGCTCGACTCTCGGCCGCAAATACCGTAGGACAGCGAATCGACGGCGCCCCAGTCTCTGAGAGCGTTCGTCGGTGCTCGCGCGCGCGCGTAGAAATCATCCGTTGGCGCAGCCGCGTTGTCGGTCTTGTCCCGCAGCGTGCAGTCAGGATGCAGACCAAACGGCGCGACAGGCGACGCATCCAGTAGCTGCGTGAACGGCGTCATGAACATAGACACGTTCGTGTTGTTTCCGCCGTCCGTTACGGTGCCGCCGCCGCTGGTATCGCTCAGCGTCGTATTGAGCCAACGATTACAGTAAGCGTAGTTGATCACCGCGCTAGCATTTGCGGTGAGGAACAGAGTGCCAATCGCCGAGAACGTTGTGTTACGAACAGTCGCCGTGAATGCGAACGGGCAGTATATGCCCACGTCGCCACCGAGCACGGTGCAGTCCGTGACGTTCATCGTGCCACGCGCATCGTAGTGGATCTGTGAGCCACCGGTCCCGAGCACGATAGAGACGCAATTCTCGACGTTGCAGGTAGAGGCGCTGCTATCGTTTGCCTGGACGAACTCGTCTTTAAAGATTCCGATTGTCCGTCGAACCGTGTTCGTGCCGGCGCCGTTGAATACTACGCACTGGGTCGGCGTCAGAAATACCCAGCAATCCTCAACTATGCCGTTGCTCGCCGAGCTGCTGAACGAGATCCCGACGTCGGTCGTCGTGTCAATGTTGAACCCGCGGATCGTGTGGTAGTTGTGCGTGATCGCGAAACCATTGGTACGGGTCGCGCTCGTGTCGTTGTCGCTGCCGGTTACCCTGCAGTCGCCGCCGATGCCGTCTGTGCTCTCGCCGGTTCGGTCGGCGATAATCGTGATCGGGTTGCCCGCGGTACCGTTCGCCGCGCTGGCTACTTTTTCACGATAGGTGCCCGGGGCTACTTTGACGCTGTCACCGGCGGCGCAAAGTGCCAAGGCGTTTGTGATGTTCGCCTTGGCGAGTGCGTACGTCGTACCGTTGTTCGCATTGCTGCCGGTGCGAATTGATGCGTAGTACGTCGTCATAGCACAGCGCTACAGCCCGCACGCTTTCAACAATCGCCCGCGTGCTTCCATCTGCTCGAGTTTCTTTTCGAACGGCGTACACTCGCCGGAGTCGGCACACTTCGAGCAAATGTAGCCATAGCAAAGCCGGCAAAACCCGCCTGCGTCGGACGGGTCTTGCCGGGGCATGAGGAAAAACACCGAGTTGCAGTGAACGCAAGTCAACGAATCTTGTTCAACCGTCGGCCCATCTGGATCGACGGTTATCGCGTAACCACGAGAGCGAGTAGCGTACATGTGACCTCGCTTGAGATGTGGCCGACCGCAGAAAAAGCGGCCGGCAACCCTTCACTGTTCTTCGAATGAAACAGTATTGCTCATCGTTGTCGTGCTCGCAGCCGAAAGACCGAACAGGAATCCGTTCGATGCAGTGGCAGGGACCACGAGTTCGCCGTACGGTGGCGCGACCCATCGAAACGTCGCGCGCTGATTGAGCGGCACACGGATCATGATTTCACCAGAAGTCAGCGTAGGGTCCGCGGTGATCGTATCTTTGCAGACTGCGCCCGCAGCGGCGTCGGCAGGGTCCGTCGGCTTTGCCGTAACGGTCGAACCGGTTCCGGCAGTCGTGCAGCGCTGCGCGATGTGGGTAAAAACGTTGTCCGCTGGCGATGCGTCGCAGCTCATTGACCAGTCGTAGATCTTGATGCGCCGCATGCCTGACGCAGCCGCAACCACCAGCGCCACGCCTTGAACGTTCGCCGAACCCTTGCTGTAACCGTTTGAGTACTTTGCCATGATGTATTCGTTCCTTCTTGCGGCGCTGCCGCTCTGTGAGTCACCCGCCGCAGCGCGACGGAAACGTTTCTGTTCAACTGGACACGCGAACTGCGTGCGCCGAATTACTTCTTGTTGCGATCGATCATCGCGTCGACAGCGGCGTGTCCGCTGCGTTCCGCCGCCATCGCGGCTGCTCCAATTCGGAGCGCGCGCTTCGGATCGTCATGCTGGAACGCCTCCGAGATGACGTGAATCAAATCGGGAATCAGTCCAATGAGTGTTGCGGCTACCGATTGCGGAATCATGGCGCACCTCCGTTGCATCGCTTGGACCATTCGGCACGTGCGGCATCGAACCGATCGCGCGCAGGTTTCAGCGCTGGACACGTTCTACTCGTGAAACCGTCGCATGCTCCGGTTGCCACGATGGGCGCCGCTTCGGCAGCGTAGACAGCCGCGATTGCTTGCGCGTCGATGGGCGTGCACCCAGGCGGCTCTTGCTCGGATGCGCACCCCGCAACGAGACACACGCTCGTCGCGACCAGGAGAATAATGATTCGCATGGATGTATCCTCTCTAGGGCGCGCATAACCACAGCCCGCGGGAACGGGGCGGGAGGATGCCCGTCAGTGGTGATGCGCGCACGAGAGAGGCGGATCGGGGGATCCGCCGGGTCGGTTTATTTCTTCACTCGCTTGCGCGCTTCCGAAAGCGACGATTCGGCTTCCGCCTTGGCCGCCTCAGCTTCCTTGGCTTCTTTCTCCGCGCGCCACGCTTGATGTTCCGCGGTGATCTTCGCCGCGTGCGCGTTGTGAATCGCCGTGAGGTGACGCTGCAGCTGCACCTTTTCTGAGCCGTCCGCGTCGCCGAGAGCGGCTTCACGTGCAGCGTCTAGCGCGTCGCGGAACTCGTCCGGGATAACCGCCTCGTGATGCTCGTTCGTATTGTCATCAGTAACGCGACCGCGCCACTGTCCCTCGTAGGGGCCGTCGAGAACTTTGAACAGGTGCACTTGCTGAGCCATTTTCAATTCACGTCCTTTTTCGCCGGCATCTCCGCCGCGATGAACACTTCGAGCAGACGAAACGTCTCTTCGACGGGCGGGTTCTGCTGCTGTTGTTGAACAACTTCGCGCCCGTTAACAATCGCCTTTGCGATCCCGATAAAGTACGGAAACCCGCCGACTGGCCCGCTCTCTTTCGTGATCACTTTCACGAACCGTTTCAGATCTTCGCGGTGAATCGGGTCGCTTAGCTCGCCTGGTGTCTTGTCTTTAAGAGCGCTTTTTAATGCGCGCGAGGCCGCGATCCCGAGAAAGTTTTGGCAAAGATCTGGATCGTTATTCGAAACGTAGTCGACCAGATCATACGCAGTAATGGTCGCCTCGCCCTTGCGAATCGGTTCCGGTACCGGGACCTGCACATGGTCCTTTGCGATCGCTGCCGGCTTCTCTGTCTTGGCCTGTTGCTCCCGCTTAACAGGTTCTTTCTGTGCTCCCATTTCCCTAATCCTTTTCTTCATGCCCATACGGGAAACCATCGTTTGTTCCCGTTCACGTAGATTTCGCACCACTCGTTCTGCCCGGCCGTAGCTGGACCAGAACCGCCGATCGTGCTGAGCGTTGCCGTTGCGCCGCCGCCAACCGCTTGCCGCTTGATAATCTCAAGCCAGCAACTCGTTGTCACGCGAACGCGCGCACCACCGGAAGCAGCCTCATCGGTGACGAAATAGTCCGTACCGCCGGAAGACTGAATCTTTACCGCGCCCGGGTTCGATGCATCGCCCTGTCCGCCGCGCAAAAGCAACGGGCCACCGACTTTATTGGTTGCGGTACCGCCGTTCGCGGCGCCGCCGCGTATGAACATTGTGGCGCCTGTGATCGTAGTCCCGGCACCCGTTACTGCTTGCGGCGTAATCGAAAATATCGCCCCGGTGGCGTCGCTGGTACCCGTAGAAGCCTGCTGGATGAGCGGCGTCACGGTGGACGCGAATGATAGCGTCCCCATTCCAAGCGTGAGTGTCGACGTGCTGACTGTTAAATACGATGTTCCGCCAACCTGAAGCGAACAGGAGCTACTCGCATTAAGGAGCACGTTCGCGTTGTTCGTCCCGTCGCCAACGAGCACTTGATCGCTCGTGTTGACGCCGAAGGCCGCGATGTTTGCCGAGTTGCCGTTATTGCGCCAGTCGTAGAAGGTGTTAACCGCGTTGCGGACGGTTCCGGCGCTCGCTACGGTTGCTCCGCCGAATTTCAGCGAGATGTCAGTCGCAGAAATCGCGCACTGGTCGACGCTATTAACCAGAAAATTGAAACCGAATGCGGTAGGAACACTGAACTGAATGCTCCCGTTCCCTGCGCCGCTTCCGCCGACGACAATTGTGTCCGTGCTCAACGTGAGCAGCTGAATGTCGTTCGTCGCGGCATTGTTCCTGGTCGCAATCAACGGCAGCGAACCGCGCGCGAGCCGAACCTGACCGGCGGTCGCTACGCCAGACGTGCCCACTTGCAAGGCACCGCTGTTCACGGTCGTAAGCGACGCCGTCGAACTCATCCAGTCGGTATTGGCTATCGAAAGATGTGCCGTACCGGATGCCCAATCGAGCAAGAACCCGGCCTGAAGCTCGACTTGATCCGAACGAACGATCGCGACGGTAGTAGCCGCCGCTCGAAGCTGCACCGTAGTCGTGCCGCGCAGGGATAGACTACCAGTGCCGGTATCGCCGCCGACATAGACGTTATTCGATGAGTCAGTCCCGAAAAGGGCCAGATCGGCCGAGTTGGCCGCGTTCCTAACGACGATGAAAGTCGCGTTTGGTAGACCCAATATGTCCGTCTGCGACGCATTCCCGCCAATCGAAAGCGCGTTAACGATCTGCGTGCGCGCCGTAGTGCTTGTAAGCCAATTCGTACCGCCAATCGAGAGAGCCGCCGTGCCGCTCGCCCAATTCATTTGGTAGGCAGCGGCCAGCGTCAGACCATTCGTGTCGACCGTCGCGCGAGTGTTACCGTCAATCGGGCGAAAGGTAATGCTGCCGGTGCCGCCGTAGATATGCAGCGCGGTGTGCAGCTGATTGTTTCCGACGTACATGACGTCAGATCCATCAGTTCCGATGGTGATATGGTCCCCTGAGTTGGCGGCATTACGCAGTCTTGTGCCGGTTGCCGATGGTCCTCGTATAAACCCGGTGGAAGCTACCGGGGCGCCGCTACTTGTGACACTGATCGGCTGGTTAAACGCACTTAGTGCCGCCGTCGACGAGAGCCACGCCGTGCCGGCGATCTTCAGCGAAGCAGTAGTTCCCGCGGCCCAATTGAGTACCGCTCCGGATGCGAAGTTGAGGTCTTTTTGCGAGACCCACTTCGTGCCGTCGTACTCGATATGATCGTACTGATTCGGCGTCGTGAACGTCGAGGAGTCGAGCGTTTTGCCGACGAGTGACGTAGCGTTCGATGTGCCGGCGACCGAAAGCGCGTAATTGACCGCCTGCGACCAGCCGTGCGTGGCGTGGCGATAGAGCTCCTCGCCGGGGCAAATCGGCAGGAGGCCGTTTGCATTGACAGCGCCGACAACGCCGTACGCGACGGCAGTGTCCTTGCCCTTCGACTGCACGAAGCAACGAACGAGAAAAGTGCGCCCGAGATTGTCGCCGGGAGATGACGGCATCACGAACGACGCTGTCGCTCCGAGTGGAGATCCGCCTGTCGTGATCGTCGGGAGACTGTCGCCTGCCTTGCTGCATGACAGGATTTCCCACGTGATCACATTAACGCCGACGAGAGACGTCAAAGCAAGATTAACCGTCGAGGAATAGGCGACGATTTGCTCGGCGGGGTTCGGTGCCGAATTGACGGTAAACGCTGCGCTTAAGCCGCTCATGTTAATCTTCTCCGCTCGTGGAGAATCCAATTCGTGGAATCAAACTTGAAAGCAGCCGAAACACGCGCACTCGCCGCGAAGGTGAGGAGCGTTCCTGCTCCCGGACCACCGTTAACAATGGGCGTTGTAAAGCTCGTGACGTCGAAGCGATGAATCCAAATGACATCGCCGAGCAGCGCGCCGCTTGTTCCTAGCGTCTTCGTGCGGATCGCGGTCTGCGTGCTCTCGGGAATAGATCGGTGCACACCTTCGCTGGCTAGCAGCGTCTGGTCTGCGTCCGTCAGGTTCGCGCCGATCGTCCCGACGGGGCCGATTGGCGTGATGCGATTCGCGTCATTTTTCTGGACTAGCTGCGCGAGCGCGATCGACTCGTAGAGCGCAACAGCTCCAGCAACCGGAGCCGGCACGCCTGCATCTGCGATTTGCTGCAGTCGGATCGCTTCGTAGGGCGAGGACACAGCAGTATCCGTGACGCTCAGCGAAAGCGTGTAAACCGTTACGGCATCGACCTGGACGCCTACGACATAGATGCCGCCGACATCAGGAACGAACGAGACGGACGCGCCGGTGTCATCGGATAGTCTTGACTTCGCTGGGCCCGAGGAGATCGGGATCGACTGGATCCAAGCGTAATTGGTTCCAGTCGGTGTGGTCGTCAGCGTGACCTGCTCACCGACAACGAACCCGGAAACGGACGCAGAGGCGCCCGTCTCGCCTGCCGTCATTTGTCGGCTGGCGCTGATTGCTAGAATGCCTGCCATGATCGGTTAGGAGTCTTTCCAGCCCCACGTTCGGAGTAGCGACGCTGCCGACGAATCCGCCGGACTAGGATTCGCCGCACTCGCCGCCAGTGCCTCGAGAAACCGCTTATGAACGAGCAGAATTGGCGACGAAACGCTGAGCACGTTCGTCACATCTGCCGAGGAATGCACGGCGGTGTTCGTGCGATGTCCCTCGTGACAGCGCCACAGGTCGGCAAGTGCCGCGTAGGCATCTTCCGGTGTGGAGACGCTTTGGAATAGCGGCGTGTACTTGAAGTCGGCTTTGCCGTTCCCGGAGATCTGATGATACGCCGCGCTTGCAGTGCCGTTACCGTTGTCGTTTAGCCGGTGACGGCGCATCCGGAGTAGCGCTGCGTTGACGAACTCCATCAGCGTCTTCGGCGTTGGGTCGGACGCGAGCTCGGAAAGAATAGCGTTCGTCGAATCGCCGGTGTTGTGGACGCCAACGGATGTGTTGTGCGCGTTTTGCTTGCTGCGGATGTCGGAGACGATGGTGGAGAGAGTGCCCAAGGAAAGAACGGCGACCGAATTTTTCAAACCAGAAAGCGCCGTCTGAACATTTGAGTCATCGATTGCCGCGCGCGCCCGGTCCGATTTCGGATTGACGATCGCAGGCGTCACTATGCCATGCGTCGCTAGCGTGGTTTCAATGATCGTCGCTTCTTTGACGACACACGTCAGCTCAGCCCGGTCTGTACCGGCGCCGATCGGAGAGGTTAGCTTTTGGGCAACGTAGAGAGTAACCGTCTGCTCGACGTCCTCTTTTTTCTCCGCCGTTGGATTCCCATTTGCGTCAGTCTGATAGGCGCGGATATCTCCCTGATAGCCGCCGCCCCATTCCGCTGGCAGCGAGTAGTTCTGGACGACGAAGGTGTACTTGCCGCCTTTATCAAACTTGTGATGCCACTTCGCCTTGCGAAGTTCGTCGACGTCGTCGCGATCGATCGGTGCGTCGCCCTCGAACACCAACACTCGCGCGAGCGCGTCTGCTTTTAGCTTCTTGTCGAGCTCACTGTCGGTCGGTGCGATAACGCACCAGACACGGATGTAGTTCCCGGCTTCAATTACGGTGGCCTCGCCGTCGATATGGGTGAGCGTGAAGACGACCGTGCACTTGATGCCCGAGACGGGGCTTACCGGCGCCGTAGTTATCGTCGGCATGCCTAGGCGTTGACCTTCGTTACCGTAAACACCGCGTCGAGCTGCAAAATTCCCAGCTTGTTCGCTTGGTAGCCGGTGCCAACACCGTTGATGAGCGCGTAGATCGCCTGTCTGGCGCTACCCATGTCGACCGCGAGCGGAGACGAAAGCGTAAACGTAATCGAGTGTGCCGCATTGAATGCAGCGAGTGAGCCGGACGCATCCGTCGTTGGCGTTCCCGTGCCGCCTACAACGCCGCTGTTATTCACGTACTGAACCGAGAGCGTCGGCATCACAGTCGGAAGTGAACCCGTGTAGGCTCCGCCGTCGCCAGCCGCGGCGTTTAGCATGATCCGAACGGAGACCAGGCTCGAGTGGTCCGGAATATCGTTGAGCGGTATCCAAAGATAATCGGCAGATGCGTTCTGAACCCACGCGCCTGCATTCGTGCTCCAAGTCCACGAGTTCTTGTCGATCGGTCGAAGCGCCTGGATGCGCGTCACACTCTGCGAAGTCAGCGCAGGAATGGCGCCGAACTGCATCCCTGAACCGTTGATGATAATCGCTGCACTTGGCGCGTACGTGCCCCCGGCTGCCCCGTCGAGCGCGTTCTGGAACTGCGTGTCCCAAAGCGTCGGTGCGCTGCTCGGAAGCTTCTCGCGCGTAAGGTACGCGGATGCTTTTGATCTGACAAATGTCATAGCGAATCGAAGTCCAAGAGGTCCTGATCGAGCTCGAACCCGTCACCGTGAAACCAACTGAATGTCGCCCAAGCAGGCAGCATTCGATCGAGTAGCTGGAACAGCTGCACTTCGGTGATGTTTAGGAACTCGTCGATCGTCATGCCGGACGGCTGCATGACCTCGACATAGACGTGGCAACGAATGCTATTCCATGCGCCGCCGCCGAGATTGTCATCCGACGAGCCCGGATTGATGCCAGGCCAAAAGGTCGGATCTGGAGGCGTCGCGAGGTCCGTTCCTTCGTTCACGTAGAGCGCTACAAAAACGTCACCGAGTAGCTCTTGCACTGCGGCTTCGACATTGGCTCGGGTAGGACCGACGACAGCGTGATAATGGGCTGCCGCGCGTTGCCTGAGTTGCCAGCGCTGCTCGTTGAGCCGCGTCGGTAAGCCGAGGACCTTTACCCAGTAGTCAAGGCGTTCGCCGGAAGTGAGCGGTACCGCGTTTGCTCTGAGTTGCTCCGGCTTCCTGAATCCTACGGCGGCAATCGTCCGCGCTAGCGCGAGATTTTCTGCGTGAACGACCGTGCCGGACTTTTTCGTGTACGCGCTGCCGCGCATGTTCTGGAGATCTCGATACACCGCGACAGTGTACGGGCTATCGCCTTCGGTCTCGGATGCGCGCTTGTCGTCGGCGCCGCCGTAATCACCGATGTCGGCGACGCGGCTCCACGCGGGTAGCCCGGTCGGGACACATGTCGCGAGCGTCGTCATCAGGAAAGAGCTACCGTAACCTTGCAGTCAGTTGCGGTGCCGGCATGAGAGATTGTCCGCACTTCAAATGCGTATGTGCCGCCGATTGTCACGATGGCGATGATCCCAGTCGCACCGTGCACGCAGGCAACGCCATGTTGCAGGTTGATCGGGTAGGTGATCTCGTAAGGGTCCTCGAAGATTCCGGACCATGAAAAGCCCGTGCGACCAGTCGAGATCGACGTCGCTGTTGGTGCGTACGCGAGCCCGCGGCCATTCATCCCGGTGTAGTTGTGCAGCGTGATAGTGCCGCCGCTCTTCGTGTACGTGAGCACGGCGACTGGCACCGTTCGCTTGGCCGCAACCACGTCGGCGCAAATTCGCGCGTGCTGCTCAGGCGTCAGCCCTTCGAGTGAGCTCCCGCCAAGGCGAAGCGGCATCGGACAGAAGGCGCCGAAGCCCATCACCACACCATCAGCGTGAATCGATTGTCGGTGCCGGCCGTGCCGGCGTCATTGAATCCGCGCACGCGAAGCGTCGTCGCAGAAACAAGATCCACGGTTGCGATGCGTGCCGAGGAGCCATGGCATGACGCGATCGCGTGGTATGGCACAAACGTACCGGCAACCGCGTATGGATCTTGGTACGAGGACGCGAAGGTGAATGTCACGTCGTCGTTTCCGTTGCGGGCTGCCGACGGGAAACCGGTCGGCGGAGAAGTGCCAAGATAGTAGGTGTAATTGACGCCGATCATCCCGAAGACGGTGAAGATCGTCGGCGGGTTCGGGCTTGTATCATTGCAGGCGTACGTGATGACAGCGAACGGCGCGGTACGAACAATGGCTTCGAGATCTGCCGCGAGCCGCGCGAACTCGTCTGCGCCTACGTCCGTTTGCGCGTCGATCACTCCTTGTGAGAGGATGTTGCGCTTGTTTACGTCGCCGCCGTATTGCGTGTGTATCCCTGTGCGAGTCCACGCGGGCAGGCCTGCAGGTACGATAGCCATTAGAGCTTGTAGATGCCGAACTCGCCGGGCGTGAGAATGCTCGGCGCGGTGGCTACGGTTGCAGGGACTGTCGGCGTCGTCGTCACTTCTACGCCGAATTGAATGTCGACGATTTCAGGGAAATCGCGCGCGAGCTTCGCAATGAAGAGCTCGGTCACGTCGCTCGGGTCTTCGTCGCTTACGAACGGGTGTCGCAGTGCTCGCGGGATCTTGAACGCATTCGCGGTCACCTCGCCGGGCCCGAGCGTCCGAAAGAAGTCGACCCAAGCGGCGCCGTACTTCTCGATGTTTTGCGCAGCTGGCGAGATGGTGTCGGAACCTCCCACGGGTGCCGCACCGGTACTATCAACGAGGGGCCGATCAAGCGTGAGCGCCCAATCCCCAGACGAGCCTGACACCGCGGTCACTAGCGCGATGTAGAATTTGCGATCAGTAGTGGACCACCATGCGATGCGTGTCTGGCCTTCGATTGGCGGCACTGTCGTTAACGCATCGACATGGATGACATTGCTTACGGCAGACAGAATGTTCACCATATCGTCGTCGCCGACCGTGAGCGGCGGCCATGGCGAAGCGTCAAGCCATCCTTGCCCGTTGCCTCCGCTAAGCGACGAGGCCGGCAATGTCATCTTGAGTGTAAAGTGCACAGGCTGGTCGATGACTGCTTTGACGACCATCTCCTGCGCGGTCGGCATTTGCGACTGAATCGCATCGCGGACCGTATTCAATCCGGCGCTTGAAAGTGCGCGCGACCAATCTCGGTTGACTGGATCGAAGTCTTTTACCGGGACAATCAGCGTGCTTCCTGGACCGCCTGGTGCCGGGTATACGTAGCAATCCTGAACCGTGCCAAGCTCGTCCAGCGCGATCTGTCGAAGGTGCGCCCAATTGCCGCCGGCTGGCTTGTTCCTGAGCGTGTTTAGGATGCGATCGCGCTTGCGTTCGTCGTCCTCTGCGTCGGTTCCGCCGGTTAGCGGCTCGCCGTCCGAGACCGTCGCATCGGTGGCGAGATTCGCCGGCGGCGAAAGAAAACGAACTACCGTGCCCGCAGCGAGATTCGTCTGCGTACCGGTGTCGATCGCAACCACATCGATTTCGCGGCCATCGGGCGGGTTAACGTACGTGCTTACTACTTTGCCGCGGAGGCCGTTCGGGTAAAGAAACTGCTGCCCGTTGACGACCGTCACGCTGCCGAACGTCGTGATCTTTACCTTGCCGCTTGCGGGCGCGGCGGTGACTTCGGGCAACGCAAGAGCACGGCGAATCTTGTCTAGCGCTTCACCGGTGGCGTCGAGAATGTTCTGGTCATCGATGCCAATCGTCATGTTGGCAAGCGAGACGATCTGCATCTCGGCAAGCCCACTGCCGAGCAGCCACCAGTCTGTTCCCGGAGCGACCGGCGGATCGGTAATACCGACGTCGATCGCCGCAAGGCGCACGTCGCGGAGAAACTGATCGCGTATCTCCGCCGAATCGCGCGGCGTCGAGAGCCGTCCTAGTTTCGTGATCTGCATCGCTGGCTCAGATCGAGACCTGGTCAGGGACGCCGGTCATCATGTCTGTGTAAGAGACCGTGACTCGTCCTCGTCCGCCGGCGTGCTCGACGTCGATTCGATCGATGATCATCGCCTGCTCGAGCTCGGTCAGGTGGCGGAGAGCTTGCTGCACTCGCGAGCGCATCTCGGCTTCGAAGGTCGTACCGATTTTGCTTGGTAGACCAATGCCAAAGTTGCGCACGGCAGTCGAGGAACGGCGGAGCGTCATCAGCGCGAGCAGCACCCGTTGGCGCAACGGTGGCATCTGCGCGAGTTGGAGACTCTCTGAGTCCTGCTGATAGTCCCGGGTAGCCGGATTGATGTACCGGCAGCCAGAATCGCCCGTCGGCGGCGCCGTGAGTGTCGCTGGAGTACCTAAGCCGAAGGGCGTACTGGCGAACGCCATCTGTGCAAAGCCGGCCATTTTCTACGTTTTCACGGCTGAACGGGGGCACAGCCGTTGCGTTCTCGCGCGCGAAGCGCACACTGAGCGGTTATGCAAAGGATTCTTTTGGCGCTTGGCGTACTCGGCGCATGCGCGTGCTCAGGCAAAGACTTTGGAACGGTGCGCGCTCGGGCGGTCTCGTATGACGGGGGGCAGAGCTCGAATGTGGTAGCAAGCGATGCCGTTGACGCTGCTCCAGATGCTGGCGTCTCGCCGACTCTCGCGCCCGAGCCCGCTGATGATGCGACGGTGACTCAGCCGCCAAGCGCCGAAGCGGGAAGCGCGGATGCCGTCGTGCTCATCGATTCGGGGGTGAGTGTTGCGATAGATTCAGGTAGCAATGCCGATGCGAACGGATTGACCCAGTCGACCGATGCCGCGGATGCTCCGGACTTTTGCGCGAGCGTGCCGAGTGTTCCGCTCGTATTCGACTGCGACGGCATATGTGGCACGCCTGGCCCTGAATGCCCTACAGACGACTGCCACTGGCCGGTGCCTGGTTCAGACGGGTACTTACTCATCGCCCCAATTGGTCACGACTGCGTCTTTTGCAACGGTGAAGCGACCGTATCCATGCCCGTTCCGGCGGGATGCATGCGGCTAACCGCGGAGCCCGGAACTCATGTCGCCTTTACAGATGTGACGTCCTCGTTCTCTACATGCGAAGGCGTCACGTGGACCGAAGGGTGTCTTGATGCGATCAACTTGCAGGACCACTGGATATTCATTCGCCCAGATCCCGAAAGACCTGTCTGGGTGCATTACGAGCACAGTACTGTTACCGCATGCGAGAAGTGCCAATAATTCGACTCAGTCGAACGGGCACGAAATTTCGAAGCTCGGGATCGCCGGCAAGCTCGGCGGGAACTCGATAGTCGGGAAGGGTATCGTGATGCTCGGCAGGTCGATGCTCACGTCGAGATCAATGGTAAACCCCGGAATCTGCGGTAGCTCCGGCGGGAACTGAATCGACGGAAATGGGATCGAGATGCTCGGCAGCTCGAGATCGACGTCAAGATCGATCGTGAATCCGGGGATTGCCGGCAGGTCTGGCGGAAATTGAATCGAGGGGAACGGGATCGCAATCGTCGGCAGATCGAAGCTGCAGCGGCTCAAGCGTAGACTCCTGGCGCCGGCGCACCGTTAATCGGAGGCGTTGCGGGGATTGGCGCAACGACAACGAGGCCCGTAGGCGTGCGTGAAAGCATCACGGTTCCGGTGAAAATCACCTTGCCGCCGTGCAGCTGAATCGCTGCGCCGCCTGGCTCGGCGATGTTCCAACCATTTTCGCGTGAGCCTTCGAGCATCAGCCCCATGCCGGAGACTTGAATCTTTTCATTCACGCCGTCCAACATGGCGATCATGTCTTTACCTTGCTTATCTTTCGTGCGCATCACGCATTGCCGCTTCTCTTCCTTGAGCTGCAATTGCGCGGCTTGCTGCGGACCGGTCGAGTGAACGCAGGTGTCGCCAGGCTTTAGGTTACCGATGACGTTCGCGGTGCGCGTGTCGCGACCACCGATCGCGATGCAACGTCCACCGATCTGAGCAACGAGACACTCGGCGTATCCCTTCTCGTCTTTGCCATACGGCATTGACGCGAACCCGAGCCCCTGAAAGACATCACTCGGTCCGAACGGGCGCACGTCGTCATCTTTCGAGCCGACCTGGATGTACGGTTCCCAGACGACGGCGCCGCTCTCGCTCGCAAGCTTCGATGCGCTAACGAACGCTAGCTCCCATTCGGCGACGGACATCTAAAGCCTACTGATTGCGAGTACGAACAACTGTCCAAGTAGCAACCCGATGCAAAGCGCTTTCCAATTCACAATTGGCAATGGTCGCGTCAATTCACGCACGCTACGGTTGTGTTTAGCGAGTCGACCGCAAACCTCGTAGACTCCCTCGCCAGGCTTGACAGGTCCCATTATTCCACCTGAAAGCTTTCCGGTCTCCAACATACGAGCTCCGTCGTCGCGCCCGAGCCAGGATCGAAACTCAACGTGCGTTCCGATATCCAAAGCGTCTCGTCAATGCCGCAGATCTCGTCGATAACGTGAACCATCGTGTCGACCGACCACACCGCGCCGCTCACTGAATCGATGACGCCAGGGATGCGCACGCGATAGGACAGTGTGTCCTTGAGCCGCTCCGCGATCGCTCGTTTGGCGCCGTAGTAAATCTGATCGAGATTTCGCGCGTCCTTGTCGTCCAGATAGAGCAATCGGTAAAGCTTCGGCGGTTTGCTCGTTACCTTGTCGGGGCGTTGGCGTCCCTCGGCGATCGTGCCGTCCAGGATGCCGAACATCTCGGAGCTGAACGCGGAGGCAAATGCCTCCATGTCGAAGCCCTCGCTTGATTTCGATCCTGCCTTGCCTGGTTTTACGACCGACGATTCAACGCGAACCCCGCCATCCGTGACGATATCTGTCGATGAAATCACCGTGGGCGGTTCGCCTGGTCGGCTCTGTCTGCCATGAAACAGCGTGTACGTCGGAAAGCTTGAATAGTCGCGCGTCGCGGTCGCGCTGATGATCGTGTTGTGCGAACCGTCTGCAGTTCGTTCGATACGATAGGCGGGCTCTTGGTTGTAGTGCGGCGCTGCTAGCACAAGTTGCGTACGTGACGCCGCCGGCTGAATAGTTGCGCCCTGTCGCGCGACGATGCGATTACAAACCTCGTAGATGCCCTCGCCCGGTTTGGGCTTGTAGTCATCCATCTTCGCGGCGCGGAAGTTCTTCGGCGCCTTCGTGCTCGCGATGCTTTTGCCGGTCCGGATGTTCCTTAACGCAACGTCGTCGTCGCTAATGACGCCTGTGATCCCGCATGGCGCGCACGCAAGGGCGATCGCGTCCGAAACCGTCATCCCCTCTTTGAACTGCACCCATGGGTCGATGTTGCATTCGACAATGTCCGCGATGTAGTCACGCCCCTGACAGTGAACGGCGCTGCCGTTGTCGCCAGTCGTCGTGACGTCGATGCGCCCGAGCCCTTGGCTTTGCCCGTTGAGAATGACTTCGATCGGTTCGAGCTCGAGTCCGCGGAGATTCTTTCGATCGGTATCGTAGACAGTGAAGCTGAATCCGTCCGTCGACGTGAAGAACGCGCTATTGAGTGACCAGCTTGTGAGGTTCGTCAGGCGGCGCCCGCGAAGCTCCAGCATGATTTCAAGCTGCGGGTCGGCCACGGCGCGGGGCTCTCACTTGCGCCCCAGCTGGGACTACTGGATTGCGTGCGAAAGCTGGATTTAGGCGGATGAGTTCCGCCGTGCTGATGCCTATTTCGGCAGCAACGGCCGTAATTGAGCGCGCATAGCGCGTCGTTATGACCACGATCTCGCGCTGCGGATTTGCTGCTCGGTCGGCGATGTCGTGCGAGGCGAGACGGTGACGTCGAACGACCTGTCGCACGCCCCAATGTTCCGGGTTCTCGAGCCGGTCTAGACTCTGTTCGACTTTCTCTAGACGAAAAGCGTAATCGTGCAGCCCGGCGACGATGCGATTGCCCGCTTGATCGATCTGATTGAAGAGCCCAGCGACCGCACTCAGCGGATCCGTCATGCCTTCCGGCGACGGTTCTTGATGCCAGTCGATCGCGGTTAGTTCCTCTTCGAGTGCGCCCGCGTCTCGGTTGATATCATTAATGCGCGGCGGATCGATCGTCTCGTCTTCGGACGGATCCGCATGCATGAACTCGAGGCGAATGTCGGTGCCGTCTCGTTTCTGGACGTCCGATTCGTCAGTGTAGCCCTGAGGCGTGCAAATGAATGCGCCATAGAGCGGATCGACGAGGTCGCCAGGCTCCTTGTTTCGGCAGTCACGAAGGAGCGTAATCAGCCCCTCGGTAAATAGATTTCGATATGGTCCCCGCGCGATGTCTTGTCGCATCGGGATCGTGTACGAGAACGTCAGATTGCGCGCGCCGGTTTGCTCGACTAGGGCGTTGTTTCGATATTGCAGCTGGTGCTGGACGTTTTCGTGCGTAAATCCGACGTTGCGTGCTGTGACCGGATACTTCTGTCCGCGCCATTCGAATGGCGGGAGAAGTTTTAGGACGTCGGACACGGTTAGCCCTTAATCGGAGATGACGGCGCGTTGCCGCGATTCGGTACCACGCCTGCCATTTCCACTTGGAGCGGCTTTGATAGTTGCGCCTTGAGGTTCGCGATTTCGGCGGTCAATTGCTTAACCATTTCGGTGTTCGCCTTTTGCTCGGCGGCAACGCCTTCTTGGACGTCCTTCTCTGTAACGCCAAACTTCGCACGGATGCCGCCAACGCCTTCGCCGGAACCGAGTATCTCATCGAGTGCCGCCGAGCCGATTTTTAGCCATGGAGACGGCTCTGTGCCCTTTGCTTTGAGTTCGTTAAGTCGTTGCTCGTCGCCTGCCAGTGCCGCCCGCATCTCTTCTGGCGTGCGAGCATTGCGGCTCTTGACGAGGTCTTCGACGTCTTTCTTGTTCGATTGGACCAGCTGATCAATGACGAGTGTGCCGGCGGTGAATGTGGTGACCGCCAAAGAGGCTATCGTGAGACCGGCGAGCGCGGTTCCTACGATGCCGCCGGCTAGTCCGCCGCCGCCTCCACCAGTAGGAAGTGAGCCGCCGCCTCCGCCCGCAGAGACCGTTCCGCCGACGCCGCCGCCTAGACGAGATGCGCTGAACGCCGCCGCAACAGCTTTCTCGGCTGCCATGCCGAGCCCGGCCATGACAAGCTCTTTTGTGATTACTCCAGCAACGACGGCACCGAGACCTTTCCACGGGTTCTCGTGCAACCAATCGACTAACGAAGCGAGCCCCTCGACGAGCCGAGCAAAGTAGGGAACCGCGTCGGAGACGACCGGAATCAGCCGCACCATGGCCGGCAATAGCTTCGCCTGTATGGCTTCAGAGAGCTTCGTATTGAGGATCTCGAGCTGCGCTGAGCTGCTCTTCATGATGTCGGCCGCGTCGCGTTGAACGTCTGCGAATGTTCCGCCGGTATCAGAGTGCTCAGCGATCATTTTAAGGATCGCCTCTCGTCCCGCAGTTTCTCCGGCCTTGCCTCCGCCAACTGCTTCGGATGCTTTGCGATATACGCCGATCATCGGCGATACCGCCTTCATGCCTCGCTGGTCAAAGATGTTTTGCAGTTGCTGCAGGTTGCCGTGTGATGATGAAATCACATCAGCGAGAACCTCGCGGACATCTCTAAGCGGTGTCGTCGCGTCCTTGCCGGTAAAGATGTTTACCTTTCTTCCGCCCAGCGCTTCGCCACTTTTCAGCTTGTCACTCTCGTGTACAAGCTGAGTCAACATCATCTGGACGGCGGTCGATGCTTCGGCACCAGTACCAGTAGACTCGCGCGCGATCTGCGCGAGTCCGCCGAATGTCTTAAGCCCGCCTGCTCCCGATAACCCCGCGCGCTCTGCCGCCGCCGCCATCTCCGGGAACTGCTCCGCCATATCGCGGAGTTCAAACGCGCCCTTTTTGCCTTGAAAGGTGAGCACGGCGAGCGCGTCCGCCATGTCCTCGACCTTGGAGATTTTGAACTTCTGGGCGAGATCAGCTGCCGCAGACGAAACATCCTCCACGCTGGCGCCTGTGGCCATCGCCGTGGTTGCGAAGATCTTCATGTTCGCAACGGCGGTCTTGATGTCTCCAGTCTTCTGGACGAACTTTTCAACGCCGCCGGTTAGATCAGCCGCGGATATGCCCGATGAAATCGACGTCTGATTGATTTGCTCGCGTAGTCCTTCGTAGCTGAACGCGCCCTGCTGACCAGGGCCGCGCGCGTTGACAATAACCTGTCGCTGTCGTCTCTCGAGCTGCGTTGCGTCCGCGAGCTTGCTGGCGATGAGTGCGCCGCCGGCGAGCCCAGTTACGGCCAGTCCCGCGGTTCCAACAGCGCCAACTGTGCCGGCTACGTTCGAAACGATTCGCCCGGTCCGCCGGGTAAAGTCTCGATGCAGCGCCAGCCGGTTGCGGACCGACTCGCGTTCGTGGCGCTGCTGAAGTTTTTCGCGGTCCTTGAACTCGCGAAAGAGTGCCGTCGAACGTTGCCGGTCAAGCGCCGACGCGGCCGCAGATTGCTGCTTAACTGCGCGTTGCTCGAGCCGTTCCCGGTCGCGGTATTGCTTGTAGAGTGCTTGCGAACGTTGCCTATCGAGTGTGCCCGCGGCGCTTGCGACTGCCTTCGTTTCGCGCTGTGCCGCTCGCGATGCGCCGGCTGCAGTCGATGTGCGCGATGTCGGCTTGCCGAATAGTCGCTCGCTAAAGCGATTATGCTGAACGAGACGATGCTCGACGCTAGCGAGCGCACGATCAACGTTTTTTGCGCCGACGACGCTGAGATCGTATTGAAGGAGCATCGACTCAGACGCGGCCGATCAGATTCTTCGCCGCCTCCATCGCCTCTTCGGCGGTGATGACACGGTCAGAGCCGGTGGATTCGGCAGCAGGCTCGGAAGATGAGGACGTGCCCAAAACCCAGCTCGTGGGGGCGGATTCCAAGTTGCTCGGCAAGCTCTCTGGCGGGGAAGACAGGATGCACGATAGGGACAGGGCCCGAGCGGCCAAGGACATAGTCAATGCGTCTCGCTGATGCGATGCGAGCAGTGATAAAGGGAGCTCCGAGCCGCCCTCCATGAGGCGCTCGACCCAGGCATTCACCTCGACGTCATCCATGGTCCGCTCGTACGGACCAAAACGCTGCTGTACCTTGAGGTATGCGCCAAAGAGTAACGTCACCTCGTCCGGCGAAAGCTGTTTGACGTCAGCGCCGTTGCGGAAAACACGCGGGTAAACGACTCGATCTCCGTCGTCGCCGCCAATCGGATCCGGCAATGTAACGGCAAGCGCGATAAGCTCCGCCGCCGTTGCGTCGCCGAGCAACTCTTCGCCGTAGCGCGTTCGAAACTCGTCGTCGGTCAGCCGGCGCTTTTCTTTGCAATACGCATGCGCCGCCATTCGCGCGTCGTCATGCTGCTCCAATCGGAGCACTTGCACACGCAGCCGCCCGAGCTCGCCGCCGAAGTCGATGACCTCGCCCGGTAGCGGACGTTCGCAGAGCTTTCGAAAAAGGTCGGTCGCCGGGATATCCTTGGGCGGTCCTTTGAATTGGTTGGTTGCCATGCTGTCAGACAAAAACAAAAACGGCCGCGTGCTCAGCCGACGCGAGGGGTGGACTCGCTAACGGTGCGCACGTGGCCGTAACTTTCCGCGGCCCGCCTCGTTTCCACCCGGTTGCTAGCGGCCTCGCTTCTCAGGCGATTACTTCGGTTTATCGAACTCGCCCATCCACTCGCACGTGCCTTCGACGTTGGCATTCACCGATTGGCTAATCTTCGCGTTCTGAATCTTGCCACTACCGATGTATGCTTTTCGCCCGATGCCTACTTGCATCTTCACGACCGCACCATCGACGAGATTCTCGACGAAGTCTGCCTCGGTGCCGCCTATTGGAACGGCGAACCCGATGTTGATCGTCACTGCTCCGGAGCCAGGCGTGAAGCCGCCGAGCCCTTCGTTCAGCAGATCGACACGCTGCAAACCGCCATCCCATGAGATATCGATGGACGTGATCTGTTGCAGATAATTGCCATCCATAAAGACAGGAAGGCGCGCGTAGTCCTGAATATTTGCCATGAAACTCGCGTTCCTTTTTCAGTGCGCGGAAACGCTGGTTAGGCGTTAGAGATTTCGGCGACGCGCATCGTCATCTGGTCAAGCCAGTTGATGACTTCGAGATCGAACCCGGTCTCGAGTCGTCCGCCTGTCTTCACCGCGCGCACGCTCTCTTTGGTCTTGTCCGCGTCTTGAATCTTCGCGGCGAGCTCGTACTCGTCCATTTGCTTGCGCAGCTCAGCAATCGTCTGCGATGGCTTGAGCACGGACGGCAGGAACTTCTGATTAGGATTGATGGATCCGTCGGCAAGACGCTCGTCGTCCGCAAACTTCTTGCTGCCATGATTGAGCACGAAGTTGATGCAGGCTTCGTCGACGAACTCGTCGGTCACGGACACGACGCGCGATTGCGTGGCGCGGAAGTCGTCCACCGTTCCGGTAGAGTTCTTCGAACGGGTCGCGCACGACATGACGATGTAGGAGGTCGCATCGTTCGATGCGATCGCGGTGATGCCGTCGCTGATCGCGTCGTTCAGGTCGTCACTCGTCGGCCAATCGGCGTTGCTGTATGCCGGCGGAACGAGCCAGTCTGGACCCGAGTAGTTGTCGAAGTTGTATGCACTGTCGACCGCTTCGCGCTTTTGCAGGACGGCCGCGTAATTGGCGGCGATTGCGGCACAATCCCAGTCGCTATTTTTCTGCCAGGCGGCGCGCGTGCGCTCGTAATTCTGACCGGTCGCGAGCGTCGTCATTGCTGCGAGCGTGCCCGTGTATGCGACCACTCCGACCGAACGCAGACCACGACGCGGCTCCGTCTTGGTCGTGACGTGCGTCTTGATGTTGGTCCAGCTCGTTGAATCGTTCGAAGAACTGACCACGTAGTACTTGCGGGTCGCGGCAATGGTCACGAGCGCGGTCGCGAGATTCGCGGCTTCCGTCGTGCTACCCTCGGCGCCGGCGACTGCGCTTCCGAGGAATGCGCCGCTCGTCGTGATCGTCGTCGTGACGCCAGTCGAGATTGTCGCCCTAAGACGGATGACGCTGACGGTCGCTGTGCCCTGGCTAATGCCCTTGAGCTTCGCAGTAAGCGTGATCACGCCTGCAGCGTTATTGGCCGTGCACGGCAGCCAAGTCTTCGCGTTGATAACGCCGACCAGTCCCGCGGCGATCGTCGTCACGGTATCGGCGCTCTTGAACGTAAATGCGCAATCTTCGCCGCAGATCGTGACGGTAGCTGTGCCGGCTGCGGTAGCAGTCGTAGCCACGGTTACGGTTGCGGTTGCGGCAACAGGCGAGCCGCCGCTAGTCTCGGCAACAGGAAGCGCCCACAGCTTCGCGTCCTTGTTCACTTCGAGAAAGACGCGCGCCGCGCGATGGATCATCGAGCCTGGACCCGCGCCGTCCTCTGCGTCCTTGACGTTGTTGATCTTGTAGAGCGTCGCTGCGGTCCAGATGCCGGTTGTGAGCATCGGCATCACGAGGACTACTTCGCGTGTAGTTGCTGGCGCGTTGGCTTGGCCCTGGGCGTAAATGATTTCCGCGTAGGCCCCGGGGACGCGGTAGTCCTGAGCAACGCCCGTGATTGGGATTTGGAGACTCATGGGCTAGGACTCCTTCGCGTGCTTGTGTGACGCCCTCGGCGCCCACACGCCGTCATGAAAGTGCACGTGGACGAACTTCACGCCGATCGCCGCCGCGGTGGCTTCGTCTGCTGGCCAAAGCTCGTTATCTCTGCAACGCGCCGCGAGATACGCCGCTTCGCCTGCGTTCTCGGACGGACATACGTACGGCTCTTGCGTTGCCGGATAGCCGCGCGTGGTCGCATCGTGTTGGCGTCCAACATAACGAGCGGGAGCACCGTTAGATGGGCGCGGCATGGCCGAGCCGTCATGATTGCGTTCATGGACGAGTAGGTCGTCCCGCGCGTAAAAACGCAGCTGCATTGCGTGAAGCTCCTTGCTTGCGAATCAGAATCGGCGAGCGATCTGGCTCATTCGCTGCTGAAGATTCGGTCCGAGCACGCGGAAATAGGCGTACGTGGCTCGGTAGAGAAAACGCGACGGACGCACGCCGGGATGCATCACCTTGCGAGTAAAAACGACGTGTCCGTCTCTTGCGACGAATCGCAAAAACTTCGTGCGCCGCGGCAGGATCGCGTACTTGGCGTGCTTCGGTCCGTAGAGACCTGAACCGAGATCATGCGCGGCAGCGTGCTTGTAGGCGTTCGAGAGAATGAGGCGGCGCCCGTCTCTGTATGGGAACACGCGACCCTTAGTGCCTCGCCAGAGCCGTCCTTGCCGGTGCTTGAAGTGCTCCGGGAATTGTCGGATGTGATCTTGTGCGAACTGCTCGCCGCGCGAGAGTTCGGCGCGCACGATCTCGTTGGTGTAGCGGACGACGCGTTGGTGTCCGCGGTGCACCATCTGCAGATTAGTGAACATTGATCAGCCGAGTGGTGCCGACGTGTCGCCAATCACGAGCGCCGGAATGACGCCATCCGAATCGCCTGCATTGGCGATGAACGTTGCGCCTTCGAGCAGTCCGTATGCGTCGAGATCGTCTTCCGCGCGCTCGCGCGTTTCGATCGTCAATGTCGTCGCGTAGTAAAGCGTTGCGTTTTCGTCGGCGACGAACTGCGCTTGACCGCTTACCTGCGATTTCAGCTCAATCGAGGAAAATCCGCCTTTACCGCGGAAGAATTGCAGAGCGCCGTTCTCGTATGATTTGTGACCGCGCTGTCGAATAACGAGGGCTACAAGCGTGCCCACTGCGAGGAAGACGTTGCCGAGCCTGTGGATCGAAGCCGCGTCGAGCGGGCCAAGAATATAGTGGATGCCCCATTCTTGGATGCGCTCAGTAAGCGCGATCGTGCGCTCTTCGTACTTTGCCTCGCCTTGTCGGTGCACGACTAGCAGCGGCCAACCGGGCACACGCTGCAACATCGTTTGCGGGTTCGGCTCAAGCTCCATCCAGTCCTGGACGGGACTCTTGTCGCTTAGCGGAGTGCCAATTGTGACTTGCTCCCAGACCGGCGAGAGCTCGGAGATAATTGCGGACTGAAAGAGAGCTCGTAAAATACGCCGCGCAGGGTCGAAAGCGCCGAGCGTTGCGTCGAACTGTTCCGGATCTGCCGGGAACTCGACATCGCCGATGCTCTGATAAAGCGAGTCGGATGACGGCATCTCAGGCTGATTTCGTAGAGCGACGACATCTCAGGCCGCGCTTACTGGCGTGACGCGCATCGTGTAGTGCAGCGCATGATCAGCGGAGATCTCGCGGATTACGTAGAGCGCGCCGTTTGGATGCTTCGGACCGGTGATGAGCACGTGCCGTGTCTGTCCGGCTAGCATTGCTGTGCCGCTGAGTGTCGCGAGCAACGTTCCGATTGTTCCGTTGGACGGCGTGATCGGTCCGATTTGCACGGAGCCGTCCGGCAGTCCCGCAACTGCAAGCTCCTTGTCACTCAGCCAACGCACCTTTGGCGGCTGGCCGTCTGCCTCGGTGATGCTCGTCTGAAATTGCGCCTTCTCGCCCTCGCCAGTGTGCTCGCCTGACCAGTCGGTTTCGACGATCGCGACTGTGTGGGGGCGGAGACCGAGAGAGCCCGGGATTGCCCTGATGTTCGTGAGCAGCGGCTTTAGATCGTCTGCCAGCGCCATCAGTAGACCGAAACTCTCTGTGCTCCTTGGTTACGGTAGGACCACATGTTTTGGACGCCCAACGTGGCCGCGAGCTCGTTTCTCCAGTGAGCTAACTCCTCCGCAAGGGAGCTCTGTTGCGAAGCGTTCGATGATGCCGACTCGGACGAGGAGCCTGACGATGCGCCGTAGAACTCGACTTCGTCGACCTTTTTTAGGCCGCCGACGCTGTAGGACGTTCCGCCGATTGACACCACGGACGAAGACGACAGCGCTGCAATCGAGTTCTTTACGGCGCGAATGCGTCCGAGAATTTCGCGGACTATCGATTCTCCGCCTTCTACGGTGACAGGATAGGTTCCTGAGTGCTCCTTGGTGAGAAGCACAGTGAGCGACGCGCCAGTCACCCGTTGCGCAGTTACGATCTCTTGCCTGTCGTCGACGTCAATGACGACGCGGTCGCCGGTGGTGAAGCCGGTACCGCTGGCCAGCGTTATCGTTACAGGCGTTGCTGTCGTTGCGGCTGTTACTGCAGTCGAACTAGTCGTCGCGGCTCCCCCGGTCATATAGACCTGGATCACCTGCTCGAATATCGACGTGATGCCTATGTACGGCGTCGACAGTGAGAGCAGCGGGTAGCCCAGCTCCGCCTTTATCCGGACGATCTCCGAATCCAGGAGCGCCATGAACGCTCCAAATCAGGCGTAGTTCTGGCGATACGAGTAGCCGATTGAATACAAGTCGGCAGCGGCGCCAGTTGCGCCACTGACGGCGAGCATGCACCGCGCATACCGATAGCCCTCGATTCCGCGCGGAGTCGGCAAGACCTCAGTCACGTTCTCGACTGCAGTTGCGATCGCGAGCTGGATCCCGCAGTTCGCATCATTCTGCATCGTCTTGAACGTGGTCCCGTCGTTACTCACCTGCCAATAAGGCTTCACGACAAGAGACGTCGTTGCCGCCGTGACAATGAGGTACGCCGAGAGGCTCTCGACTTTCAGAAATGACGTGCCGAGAAATACGCTGTTCCCGGTGACCGATGCGTTCGATACGGTGTTGAGTGTGCCGGTTACAATGTTCGTGTTGAACCGGAGCATGGAAGCTGTCATGTGTAAAATCCCTTAACTGAATCAGGTTAACGGGTCATTGGCGCGCGAGATCACCGCGCGCCCAGTGATTACGCGCCCGATCGGACGCTGTAGACGAATGCATTGTTCGCGAGCGCGAACGCGAGGTCCGCAAGCCAGATGACCAACGCTGTCTCGCCGTAGTTGTCGTTCGTGTTCGGACGAACGCGCGGGGCGCGGCCCATGCCGCCCATGGCTGCGCCCGGTGCGATCGCGTGGCCGTATTGAATCGCAACGCTCGAGCTGTTGTTCGTTGTGTTCAGCGTGGTCGACTGGAAGATGTGGAAGCGCTTCACGCTGCTGACGTACTGCGGAAAGATCGCGTTATATTGCGGATACATCTTCGCCGCGTTCGTGTAGTTGCCATCGAGGCCGAGTTGTTCGACCTGAACCGGCGTGAGCACGAGAACGCGAAATCCGTCCGGCAGTGTCGGCAAGTTCGCGACGTCCATGAGCCGCTGGGTACGACCGAGCTGCTCATAGGTGAACGGGAACATCCCGACGGCAGTGGCGTCGTTTACCGCTGACATCCCTTCCGGGTAGACAGCGGTTGCGCCGAGATCCATCAGTGTGACCCAAACGGCGTCCAGGAACTTGTCGAAGTCTCTACGTAGGTGCGTGCCGACGATGCTCGCTGCCTTGTGCACACCGAACTGCGCGTCGAAGGCCTCGATCCCGTACGGTTGCACCGCGGTGCTGTATGGGCCGCCGTAGTTGTACAGCGTCAAGTTCGTCTGCTGCGCGGAAGGCGTGATCGGCGTCGTGCTGATCGTGGTTCCGCTTGCGATGAGACGACTCGCTGCCGTATACGTCGAGTCAGTGAACACGGGTCGATTGATCCGAACCGTGCTTCCTGGCTTGCCGCTGAAGTCGACAGTCGTTGCGAAAATCGCGGACGACAGCGCATTCGCGATCGTGAGCCGGTCTCGCTCCGCCGCGGAATAGGCAGCGCCGGTTCCGCTGATGTCACGCCCGGGAAGTCCCATTGATCCAGGAACTTCTAGCGACGCCCCAAGCGCAGATTTGAAAAGCTGCGCGTAGAGGTATTGCGGCTCAGGCTGCGCAAGCAGCATTGCAGAAGTGATGTTGTAGAAATTCTCCGGCATGGAGAGACTGGACAACGAGCCCATGGTTTTATCCTTTTGCTGTTGGTCCCCGACTCGGCGTCAACCGGAGCGGGCGTGATTTATTGAGAGTCGGGAAACACCTCTCGCACATGCTCGATTGCGTATTGAGCAGCTGCGAAAGGGTTCGCTTTGAGTAATGCCGCGTGGACCGCTTTATGGTCAGTCGGCGAAATGTTCGTTGGTGCAGGTGCGGATGGCGCAGGCGCGGTTCCGTTCGGAGGAGTTGTCGGCTGCGGAGTTGTCGTCGCAGTCGTAGCCGCTGTCGGTTTCGCCCACGTCGGAGTCAGCGCCGTGATCGCGTGCAACTGCGCGGCGGGATCGTCACCGGCAATGGCTTTAACTGCCTCTTGCTGTTCGGCGGTCAGACCGATCATTTGCCGAGCCGCAAACTCTTGAATGACCTTCTGTTGCCGTTCCGCTTGGCTCTCGAACTTCGCGCGCTGCTTGCTTTCGTCAGCGAGGCGATCGGCAATGCTCTTGGCGTCTTGCTCGGCCTTTGCCGCCGCAGCGATTGCCGCCTTCGCCTTGTCGATGTCGGCGACGCCGAGGTCTTTCAGCAGCGTTGCTCGCCCGCGCTCGAGCCGCTCATTTAGTTGGGTTGTCGTCAGCGTCAGCGTGTCCGGTTGCGCCGCGGGCGCCGCTGGAGTTGGTGCCGATGCGGCGGGTGTGGGGGATACCGTGGGCGCCGCAACTGCGGGCGCAGCTGTAGCGGCTGGCGTGGCTTCGTCAGGCATGCGTTCTCCTCTGCAACCGTGTTTTTACCGTCGCGTCCGACGTGAGAGGATTTCTGTTATCGAGACATTCCGAGTTGCGACGTGAGTGCCGCCGTCACGGGATCGTAGACAGTCCGAAGACGTCCAGAGGCGTAGAGATCGAGTGCTACTGCCGGCAATATCCACCAGCCGAATGCAGCGACCGCGCCGATTCTCAGAATCAGATCGGCGGCGAGCACGAGCCGAACATTGCGAACGGGAGCGATTGCGTGGGCCGCAACGAGAGCCGCTGCGATAGCGAGAATCTGAGGCGGACCAAACAGTGCCGCCAACGTAGTTGCTGGGGATACGAGCACCAGATCAACCAGTAGGCGATGCCATGCGCCACGCTGATGGTCTTTCGTGTACGGCGTCGAGTGCCCGCGAGTGCCAGCTTTGAGCATTGCCGGCAGCATCGAGCCGAACAGCGCCAGGAGCACAGCGAGCGCGGCCGCTGCATACCCGGCCGTGGCTACAGCGAATCCAATCCACGGCATCCCGGAGGGCCACCAGGCGACGGCAAGCGCCGGAATCGTGATGACGGCGGTGTCCTTGATGGCGAGCAGCGCGAAAATGGACAGGCCGAGCCCAAGCGGTGACCCGCGCAAGGCGAATCCGATCGCCAACAGAGTGAGCGCAGCGATCGGCGCGTCTTGCAGACGACGGCGACCGGCGAGGTAAAGCAGCGGGGCAGAGCCGAGAACTGCGTATCCGACGACATGTTGCGGCGCGATCGGAAGGCAAGCCCAGATCGCGATCGGTACCGCCGCAATGGCGCCGATTATTGCCGGCCACCTGCCGAACAGCGCGACGAGGACAATCCAAAGCCAGCGGACCGGAGAAGGCAGCGACTGCGCTTGAAAGCTGTTCAGATACTCGAGTCCCATGCGACGGAATGCAGCGATACCGCCCCGACGAATCATATTCGCCTGGTTCTCGTAGGTAGCTTCATCAGGACCGAGCGTCGGCGCTGCGGCCTCTTCCTTGGTCTGGGCGCCGCGAATCAACCGGATGTTCTCGCGGAACCGCTCGTGCTCTGTTTCTGGCAGCTGCGGCAACTTCAAAAGCTTCTCGAGTATGTCGACCGCTTCGAACAGTTTTCCCTGCTCGGCGAGCGCTCCGGCCAAAAGGTCTGCAGCGCGGAAGGCGTAAACGCTATCGTCGCAAGGCAGCGTTTCGATCGGCCTAGGAATGCGCTGCGCCGCTCTTGCGTAAAGCTCCGCGAGAGGATGCTCCCCGCGCTTGGAATGAACGCACGCGATCGCATAGAGCGGCTCCGCGCGCTTTGGGTTCATGTTCCACGCAGTCAGGTATGCGTTCCGGTAGACTTCGAACGGTGCGCCGAGCTCCTCGAGGCATTGCCCGATGAGCATCTGACTATACGCGAGCTCACCGCCGAACCCTTTTTCCGTGAACGTTAGTCGCTTTTCGAATGCAACGATCGCTTCGCTGTAGCGCCCGGCTCCCATGAGACGCTGGGCCAAGTAGAACCAATAGCGCGACTCTTCGGGCTCTTTCTCGAGTGCTCGCTGTAGCACCTCGACGTCGCGGTTGTACTTTTCGACTAACCCCTGAGCATTACGAGCACCATCGGTGCGCGAAATCACCAGGCATGCGGGCAGACAGTCTCGCGTTTCACCGCCTACAAGCGTCTCGTCGAGGACGTATTTGTATCGAAGATGCGGCTTGAACAGGATCGCGCGCGGCCACTTGCCGGCGGACATCTCAAATACCGCGTCATAGACGTCGCTGACGAGTCCGGCGAATGAAAAGCCCGGCTTCGTCGTGAACTCCTCGTCGGCATCGAGCGTCAGGCAATAATCAGGAGAGAACTGCTGCGCCGCCTCAATGGCTTCGTTGCGATTAGTCGCGAAATCAACCCATGGGCGCTCTAGCAGTTCTCCGGGAATACCAGCAAGCGCCTCTCGGATAATATCCTGCGTGCCGTCGGTGCTCCCGGTGTCGCTGATAACCCAAGCGTCGATGTGTTTCTTTACGGACTCGAGGCATCGGCGAATCACGCGCGACTCGTTCTTGACGATCATCGTCAGAACAATTCGTTGCCTCTTCGCCATCCCTGCGTCCGCTACGAGCGTTTTTGCTTTTTCACGAGCTGCTCAGCTTGAGCAAGCGTCGCTTGTGCTGCCAATAGCTCTTTCGAGTCGCGCTCAAGGCAATCGAGAATATCGCCGGGCTTCACGCCGTCGGCTGCCCGCGCGATCTGGGCCTTGTCCTGCTCCCACGCCTGCAGCGCGGTCTTCATTGCATTCAAATTGCGTAGAGCTCGTTCGTAAAGCTCGCCGTTCTTAACGCAAAACAGCTGCTTCGTTTCGCTCTGACGAATGCGCTCGGCGGTCTCGATCGTGACAAAACCGTCCTTGATTTCGAGCGCCGCAGGCCCGGAATGGATCACGACTCGTCGACCGTGACGTAGACGTTGCAGGTAGCTGCGGCAGCGACCGCAGCGGCCGCAGTGGGCCCGCCCACCGAAAACGTCAGTGTGGTGCCGGAAATCGTTGCATCGAGTGCGTAAGCAGCGGTCCCGCCTGGCGTAATGCCGGGGCCGCCTGCGCCAGCAGCGCGAAGCGTAACCGTCTTGCCCTTCTTCGTAATGTTCTGCAACTTCACGTCGCAAGTTACGACGGACGCAGAATCACCGGCAGTCATCGTGCCGCAGCTGACGGTAAGCCGATACACATAGCGGCCGCCGGTGCTCGAGTTAACGATCGATCCTTGCGGGCCTTCAACACAGTGGGCATCCAAAAGTGCAGCAACAACAGTGGCCATAGTTTCCTCGTTCAGCCCGATTTCCGGGTATTGATTGCGGTGACCTTAGCTGGCGGCGCTTTTGCCGCAGCGATGAGTCGTCGGATCTCCAGCGCCTCTTCTTCGAGTCCGCGGAGTGACTTGATTTGACGCTCGACTACGCGGAGCCGAGCACGGAGTTCTTTGACGAAGTACCGACGCTTGAGCGGCGAGATCGCTGTCGGTGGCGCTGTCTTGACAGTCACTTTCCCAACAGGACGTGCCGCCTCTTGCCTTGCTACCTGTTCACGCAGATCGGCAACCGCCTGCGCCGCGCTGACCACGCCGGTGGTTACAGCGGCGCCTTCGGGGCCGTATTCACGGATGCCAGACGGCGTAAACTCGAACGTACTCACTTTTTCACCGGTGGTTTGCCGAAAGCAGGAGCAGCGGTCGCCTTGGTTTGAATCTGCTCGATCGTTCGCTGATGTGCCTGATCAGCCTGCGCGGCGTCCTCGGCCTTCTTCTCTTCCGCCTGCTTCTGGAGCTCTTCGATGATGGCGCCGACGTTGTCGATGTCGAAAACTCCGCTTTGACGGAGCTTCTCTACCGCGAGCTGCGTCGTAATGAGAGGCGTTCCGGCCGTGCCACCGAGCGCAGCTTGTACCGTCTGCACGGTTTGCAGCTGCTCAGCAGGATCCGGGCGGCTATATGGCCTCCACTTGAGTGTGAGACTAGGAGGGAACCACGGCATCCTGTGCGAACCTATCGAGGACCGGGAGCGCTTCTTTGATGCCGGCCACTCTGAGCTGCTCTCGCGCAAGGCTCGCGATCCGTAGCTGCATGTTGACGCTCGGCAGGATGAACCCCTCTTCGAGATCGTCTCGGTACTGGTCGCAGCGGTCGTATTGCCGTGACTTAGTTTCCTGCAGCGATCGGCCGCTTACGGCGCCAGCGAACTTGAACTCTGATGGTTTCGGAAGAACGACCGCAAGTCCTTGCTCGATCTTGCCGAGTAGATCGTTGCAGTGTTCCTCTTGCTCCTTGAGCAACCCTGACGGAAAAACGAGATATTCGACCTTCGACTTGTCGCTTGAGTACTGCCAGACGTAGCCGGGTCCCTTTTTGCGAGCCGGCTTGCTGAGCGGTCCGTCGAAGAACGCCCCGGTTTTCGCACCAGTGTTGGTACCCAGCGGGCCGCCGTTCTCTGTCGATTCGACGACTGCGGTTCGTCCTAGCTCTCCTGTCGGGTTGTACCCCGGAGCAACGCCTGTCTCGACCGGCTGCGGCTCGCTGTGGAGCGTGCAGTTTTGCTTCTGGCTCAGCGCCATGTCGAGCGCCTGAATCTCGTCGCGCAGGTTTTCGTGTATCGCGTGCCCGTCGATGCGGTTCACTACGGAACAACCGCGCATAAACGGGTACCAGACTACCGGACAGAACCCGAGACCGTGTTCAATTGTCTGATTCGGATCGGGTATCCATTCCGGCTCTGCGCCATCTTCGCGCGCGTCGGCCGGCAAAAATGTGATGTCGCTCTCCGCGTTGATGACCCGCCGGTACAGCTTCGCCTTGATGGTCCACTTGCCGTTGATTTTCTGTTCGTCAACGTACGGATACCGGATCTCGAGGCTAGCGACGCTGCGATCGTTGAGAAACTTTGGCGTTCCCCACTTTGCGGGAATCAGGTCCGCGAATGGTTTACCGAATCGGTGCCCATGAATTGCGCATACAGTGCCGCAACCCTGAGCCGCAGCGAACGCTTCGCGGACATGCGCCTTGAATCGACTGATCTTGTGGTGCTCACGGATGAACCGGTCAAGCGCGTCGCTTTCCGATTCGCCGAGTCCGAGCTCTAAGTCTTGCTCTTTTTCGCCTGGCTTACTCGTGATTGTTGGGAATCGCCCCTCACCGAGCACCAGGTCAACGTTGCTCGATATCGCTACCGCTGCGACCGGATACACGAAGCAGGGCTTACGTTCCCAGCGCGGAACCTCTTCGGGCCCGCCCGTCCACCAGTCGGGACGGCCGTCGTACTGACTGCCGGTGACCCAGGACTCGAGCTCTTCGAGGCGAACATAGCGCGGTGAAACGTTCGCTGCGATCGCGCGGGCCGCTTCATCGCCGCCGACGTACTCGAACTTTTGCATCAGCGCGGCGTTTCGTGACGATGACTCGGCAGACGACCGAAACGACCTACCGCCATGTAGCGGAGCGCGTCCATCGCGTGGTTATTACGATCTTCTGGTTTATCCTCGAAAGTACCGTCGGTACGTTTAATCCATCGGTACAGCCCGAACTCCCGAATCGTGTTCACACACTTCGGTGAGACGAACAGACGCGCGAATTTTCGTACAACAGGTTGGAACGCAGGCCCTGTTTCCTCGCGAGTGCGAATGAATAAAAGGTCTGCGACGCGCGCTATGCCGGCATTGATCGAGCCTGGCCCTCGATCGACCTGCTGCACATCGAGACCGAGTGCGCGAAGATCTTCGATGCGATCGAGCCTGCTCGAATCAGGGAAGAACCTGGCGTCTTTCCATTCGAGTGCGCGCTTATTCCAGATGTGATTCGGGCAGTGCGTCTCGTAGTGCTCTTCGAGAAGCCACAGCGTGGCTTCGTTGCCGTATCCGCTTACTCCACCGCGCAGCAAGACGCCTGCGTCGACTGTGCCGTGGTCCATGCCGACGATGTACTCGTCGAATTGGAATCCAGGAGGCGGACTCTTGATGTGAAAGTTTTCATCGAACGGGTAGACCAGGCCTTCGCCTGCATCAAAGTTGCACTCCCATTCGCGTTCGAATGTGGCCTTCGGCGAATTGAGCCGCGCGTCTTCGACTTCGTCCGCGTCTACCGTCTCCGGCGCATCGCGATACGTCGCGTGAAACGTCAGATATCGTTCTGCTGATGTCTCCGCGCTCTGTCCGAGCCGATGCAGATGAAACAGCAGCCCATGGCGACCGCGCGTCGGCGTTCCGCCGCAAAGTCTAATCTTCAGCGACCACGGCTCAGAGAACCATGGGCGAGCCACGCTCTCGAATACGTCGCGGTCGATGTCGTCGGTTTCGTCGGTGAGGACGACATCGCACCGTAATCCACGAGCTCGCTTCGAGTTGTGGAGCTCTGCTGGAAACGGCTGGATCCAGCTACCGTCAGGAAATCGTATTTGCCACGTCGTACGGTCTAGCTTGCCGCCGAGATAGCTCCAGTCCTCGTCGTTCTCGCGTTCGATTGCGAGCCCATGCACATCCTTGAATTGCTTCAAGGTCGGCATCAGGACGACGATGCGGACGCCGCGAAAGGGCTTCAGCGCGTTCGCTCGAACCCTGTTGCGCCACTGAGCAACAAGCAAAAACGCGATCGCGCGAATGAACCAGCTCTTGCCGACTCCGCGTCCCCATGGGATTGCGATCGTCTTGCGCGGCTCGAGTGCTGCGTACGCTTTCGACTGCGGAACGTTGAGATTGAGATCGATCCGCCTAGCCGTTGCCGTCATCTGGCTCTGGCTTTTCAGGCTTCAGGTGCACGTGAACTTCGACGGGCTTTGACTCTTCGCTCTTGTCGTCAAGCTTTCGATTTGCCGTGATGACCTTGTATGCATCAACGAGGCCTCTGAAGTACGCCGGCCTCGGATCCTGTATCGAGATTTTGCCCGCGCCGATCTCAGCAAGATCCTTCGGCGTCTCGGGCTCTGTTTCGATCCGGTCGAGCGCGATTTCCATTGCCTCGCGGAGCATACGCTCCCCGTCGGGAAGCAGCCGCGTGTACATATCTGCCCGGATTTGGCAGAACGCCGGATCCGCGTTCGCCCTCGTCGCAAGGTCCTGCCCGGTCGAGTGCGAAATTCCTACCTGTCGGGCCGCTGCTCGAATTGAGCCGCGAACCAAGTAATGCTTTCGAAATTCCGCTTCGACTTCCGGCGGAGTTGGCGCCATTGTCTTCGCACTCCTCGCTCCCGTTTACCGTCTTTTTCCCGTGGACGTTCACGTCGGGGCTTGTTGCGCTATTCGTTTTGTTGCCAGCCGTTCCCGCTCCTGCCGCCGTTCCCGCTGTGCATCAACCATCGTCTCCACCTGCGCACATTCGCGCATGTCGGCGAGGATTTCGAGTCGGCGGGCGAGATCGCGCTGGGCGCGTTGGGGATCGGACACGGCAGATTTTTGGCAGCGCCTTTGCCGGGTCTGGCAGGTGGCGCGCGCCTATCTTTGATTTCGCACATTCGTAACGCGACCTAACGCGCGCGCGTTACTCGGCCTCACGTTGCAACTTGTCCAAAGCTTCCGGAAACACGGCAATTATTTTTTCTTTAGTGGTGACCCACCGTCCGGCCACCTTGAAGACCACTTTTTCGCGCTTGGCCCATCGCAGCGTTTTCTCTTTCCAACGCCATCCCATGAGGTCAGAGAGCTCACGTAGCGTGATGTAGGTAGGCTCTTTGCTCACCGCGTCAACTCCCACGCTTTGGCAGCCTCGGATAGGAGCTTTTTGGATTGCTCGCGGGCTTCGAGCAGGAGCTTTCCGCGCGTCGAGTCTGACTTGAGCCGCTGGGCGTTGCACTGATTCACCACGCTTTGGTCCGGGCGCACCCCGAGGCCTTCCAGTGCGTCCGATTCGTCTTTCGAGAGTCCGCGCCGTGCGAGCTTCTTTCCCGGCGGCGTAAGGGCATACAGCGCGAGCAATCGGCCTTCCCGTTCGCCTGCCCAGCGTGAGCCGATATCGCCGTAATACAGGCGCAGGACGTTGACGGCTTGCTCTGGCAGCGAGTCGAGTCGGCGGCAGACGCGGGCGTACCGACAAAGCGCCCAGTCCTCGGGCTCGTTCTTCGGCTCGTTGTCTTCTTTTTTCTTTGGCTTGGCGTCGAGCGGGCGATCGTGGCGATGGATTTTTTTTGATTCAACCTTCAGGCCTTCGCACGCGGTGCACACCGTTTCTTTCGTGAGCTTCGTCCGTTCGCGATCCATGCGGGCTTTCTCGCGCTCACGCTCTTCCGGATCGTCGATTGTGCGGAGCCGATCCGATATCGATGCAGCGAGCTCATCGATCCGCTTGGCTCGCTTGACGATCTCGGCGGCGCTTAGCTCCGTGAATCCGAGCCCGGCGCATGCCGTGCACAACATCGATTCATACGCTAATTGCTCACATATCGTGAGCTGAGCGCCGAATGTCGAACGCTCGAAGTATGCGGAGCCTGGACCGAAGTACCACGAGAGATCCGCTTCCTCGTGTGGCGGCAACGTGAAACGAATGGCTGGCTGTTGCGGGATTAGTTGCTTGCTAACCGATTGCATGGGATATGTTCCTTCCAAGACCGCCGCCACAGCGTCTCGAAAGGCCGTGCTCAGCGCGGCTTTTCTTTTTGAACCTCCTGCACCGGCGCGTCGAACAGATCACGCGCTCTGCACTTCGCGTCGAGCCGCACCGATGGATGATGTGCGACCGGTATCACGTAGACACGCGCTGGCGCGAACATGTGCGCCGACGGGTTGCTTCCGAAGTACTGCCGATACTCGTCAGCCGTCGAGATAACAGTGACGCCAGATGCTGGCTTGCACCGCATGATCTCGAGCATTGGTTTCGCTTTGCGGCGCTTCATCGTTCCTCCGTCCTCTCCGGCACTCGCCCCCAATGATTCACGATCCCGTCTGGCAATCGAATGCTTGCCCAGTATGCGGGAACGATCGACGCCGGATACCAATCCTCGTTCTTAATTCGCTCGTCGCGCGCCCACCAACACATCTCGGTGCAGTCATCGGCGTTCCGTTTGCGATCCCACTTGAACAAATCCAGGTAACCGCGATGCGTCCAAACGAGTACCTCTTCGCCCATGTTCGGCATGCGACCGCCAGCGACGGGGACCCAGGCATGACTCGAGACCGCAACCCCCGGCCCCGCCGCCGTCTCGAGCTCGAGCATCACACCGCCATCCGGTTGCGCGATTGCTCGAATGCCGGCGGGTAGGTCGATGCGCGCTCCTGACTCGCTAATTACTGCCTGAAGCTGAGTGCAACCATGCGGCACGATGACGGCGCCGATAAGCGCACTCGCTGGCACTTCCATTCGCGCTTCACCGGGCAGGATCGGGACTGGCTCTTCGCCGAGCAGGTAACGGCGGTCGTGTGAGTTCATTGTTTCGGCTCTCCGAGAATCTCTTCGACGGCCCGCAATTGCTCCGCAGCCTCGTCACTCATTTTCTTGGCTTTCTCTCGCGCGTGTTCTTGACGCTCTTTCAATTGCAAAACGTACTTGTTCACAAAATCATCCAACGCCGCCTCAAGAGTATCTCCCTCGCCGAACGAGTAGCCGCGCAAACCGTCACTGTCGACGCACAAACGACCGGTGTCGGCAGTGAAATACTCCAACGTCAGCATGACGTGCCAAAACATTCGCCGCGCATCCGTTGTGCCGCCTTCGATGTATCGGATCGCGAACGGACAGCCGACGCGATGGGTATAGCGCTTGGACTCCTCGTCTCTCCACGGGTTGATACGTGCCACTAGTTTTTCGAACTGCTCGAGTTTCATTTGGTTTGCTCCGTTGCGGTCATGCCCGCTTCAACCTTTCCGCGATCGAGATCAATGGCAGCGCGATCAAGAGCAACAACGAAATGGCGAAGAGCCACGACGTGTCACCGGTTGCAGCCGCATGCCTGCTCGCAGTCATGGTCGTCAGAACGAGCACAAGCAGAAAGCCGACGAAAGAAACGTTGCTCACAGTCTCCCCTCCTCGCCGCTGTCCGCAGATGGGCCAACAGGATGCGCGGAGCAAAGTCTACAGAGCATCGCCTTGCCCTGCTTTCTGAACCGCTCGAAGACGACGAGGACGGTCGCGGGGGTGCCGCACGATTCGCAGACGCTGTCGCGCCTCTTGCCGAGAGGGGCGTGGGTGGTGGGGTCGAAGGCGAGGTAATTCATCCGGTCGCTCCGTTCTTGCCAATCGCCTTTGCGTTCTGCTCGCGTTTCCATTCTTTCCAGCGCGCGAGGTTGAGCTTTCCGGCGCGCGCGAGCTCCTGTGAACGCTTGTCGTGGTGCCCGTTTTTGATTGCTTCAAGCAAGTGCGCGTCGGCTTCGCTTAGGTTTTTTTCGTGCTCAACGAGTCCGGGCGCTTTGCCTGCGCGCTTGGTTAGCCACCCGTCGACAGTTTCGGCGTTTTGAAAAATCGTCTCGAACTCGATGTAAAAAATGCCATTCGGGTTTTCTCCGAGATGCCATTTGCTTTCCGCGACTGCGTCGACAACGCGCTTCAGGTCGGCGACGCTATAGCCCTCTCGCAATCGAGCCCGAATACGCGAGAGTCGCGACGCTGTAGCCCTCGGCACCCGCCCGTGCTTGTGCGCCAATGGCCAAAGTTTCGCGGCCCAATATTCGAAAACTTCCCGTTCCTCGTCGGATTTGTATGGGCCGGTTTTCGCGCTTTTTTCTGTGCCTGTTAGATCTTTCCCTTCTGAGAACTTCTTCCGATCTTCAGATTCAGAAATAAGACCAGACCAGACCAGACCAGAAGGTGCGTCACGTGACGTTTTGTCGTCACATGCGTCACCGTCCTCGAAACCGCTTTCGACGCCGCCTGTGCAAGCGTCCCGCTGACGTTTCCTGGCCATCCGAATGGCGCTCTCTGAACGCTGAGCTTTGCTGAAATTACGTACGGTTAAATACCCGTCCCGAAAGACGAGGTAGCAGCGCTCCGGGTCCGGGTCGTCGCTCATCAGAGCAGCCAGTGCACGCTCTAAAAATGCGACCTCACCAGTGTGAGCCCGGACATGAAACGCAAAATCTTGGATCAAATTTTGGGAAAATTCGGAGCCAGGGATGACCCGGCCGCGTCGATCGCACCGACGCAAAATCTCGGCGGCGAGGCAGCGGGCTTCGAACGGGAGGCGTTCGAACTCCGGCGGGGGATGCTCGTAGAGCTTCCGGAAGTCTTCGTTTTCCCAGTCGGTGCTCATGCTCTCAGCACCTCGTGCTCAAGGCGGGACACGAGCTCGCGAACCGCATCGAGAGGCCACTTGCTGACTTTCCGTAAAACACCGTCAACGTCGGCCGTGGCGCCACGCTGGCGGCCTTTTGGGCGCGGGTCTGTCAAGGCTTCTGCTCCGCGCTCGCGAATGTCGTCGGCGGCTACAGCGCCAGACGCGAGAGCGTCAGCGGCGGCTCGGGCGGCAACAGTGTCTAAGTTGTTGGACCCAACAACTTTGGTTCCCATCGCGAAGGTCGCGTCCGGTCCTGCCCCAGCCGTGACCTCGTCAACTTTGGCGTCGCGTTCTTCCGGGGTCGCATTCGGCATCGCCTGCTGAACCAGTTTCTCGATCTGCTCGAACCCTTTTGCGATGTTTGACTCGTAGGCTTTCGCCCATCCGAGTCCGGGCGGCTTGATATATTTCTCGGGATTGTTCGGGTCGCGCTCTCCGCTTCGTTTCGTTGTTACGAACGACGTCCAATTCAGATGACCAAGTCGTTCGTGTGGCCACATATCGCCGAACTCCGGCGGTATTGGTTCACGCGCCATGCGTCCTTTGCCGCGTGGAGGACGAATCTTGCGAAGCAGTCGCACCAGCTCCGAGAATTGCGCGCGTTGCGATTCGAATTCTTGGCTCGCAAGTGCGCACACCGCGAGCGCGTACTCCACCGAGTTCTCGGGAAGGCGACCAAGCTCGACCCCAATCTTCGCTTCTTCACGGCGAGCCGCAGCGTCCGCCTGTTTCACGCGCTGGGCGAAATTGCCGATGAGGATCATCGCCTCGTCGGCGGTCATTTCCGATATGTGCCCACGTGGGCTCATCGGCAAAGACCTCGCTTGTCCAGCTCGCGCAGCCTTTTCAGTGCATATAGCTGGATCTTGCTGATGTCGGCATCAAGGAATTCTGCCAGCTGTTTCAGATCCAAGTTCGGATTGCTGAACATCCTCTCTGTTCCCGGCCACATGTCGTTGCGCGCAATGTTTGCCGACTTAGCAACGAGAGCCTCCCAGTTACGGTCTGATCGTCCGCGACGCGCATCAGCTCCGTTGGTCCTGAGAAAGTGCGATATCTGACGCATCTTCTCGGTCGCGACGCGCTTCGTTTCCTCCGGTCCGGACGGCATCGCGGACTTGCCAACGGTATCGAATCCCTGAACTTGGATCTCGCCGCTACGAATCTTTTCTTCGAGTCGAATACGAAACGCTGCGTCCACTTCCGTGCTACCAATAATCTTCTGAACGGCCCTTGTTACCGGGTCCTTTTCTAGTTTTACCTCCTCCCAAAACTGTTCCTGGCCAAGCATAAAGAACTCTCCCTTTTCGATATCGATCCACCGAAGCTCATCTTCGTCGCCTGGCCCAGTGGGTCCGGCCTTGGGAGGCAACACGACGAACGTCATATCGTTTGCCATTTCTACATACTCTTGCATCAGCGCAGACAATGGGCGCACGTTCGGATAAATGAGCGTCAGCGGCGGGTGCTGCTCTTGAGTGAAGCCCGGGTACAGCCGCAGCCCTCGACCGTTGAACTGATCTCTGGTGACTTTGGATTCTACGTTACAGAGCCAAATGCACACGCATATGCTCGGATTGTCGTAACCTTCATTCAGCGCGTTCACCTGAACGCACAAGTCCGCATCGTCGTTTTGATCTTCGAATCGACGCAGATTTTCTGCAACGTCGACCGGAAGGCTCTCCTCCTCCGCTTCCGCAGCTGCGGTGGAGTGATAAACGACGGCGCTCCAACCGACTTCATTCGCAACCCTCGCGATTATCTTGGCGTCGTCGATAGTTCTTGCTTTGCAGATGGCCGTCCACTTCTTCCCGATGCGGTATGTCCTCCTGACAGATTGCATCTTCTGGAAGGCGAGCTTTAGCGTCTCCCTGATTACGATCGACTGCTCGAATACGTTTACCGCGCGGTCCGCTTTAGCGACTGCTCTCTTTAGGGCATCAAGCGAGCTCGCTTCGAAATCACCTGCCTTCAGCGCAGTGGCGTCCACAGGCGCAATCCCAGACTCGGGCGACACGCGCTTAACTACTTTCTGGAATACTGCATCAGCAAGCGTGTACCTGGCGGCGAGTATCTCGGTGATTTCCGCAACGTCGCGCAATCGGAATTCGCGCTTACCGTTCCCGATGTCGCGCTCCTCGTACGGAACCAATGGGAGCAATTCGTTGTCATGACGAAAGGGCGTGCCGGTCATGTAAACAATTCGCTCGCACGGAATTCCGTCCACAATTTCGCGCCACGTTCCGGCCGCGATATGGTGCCCCTCGTCAATGATCAGTGCACCGATCCCGGCCAAAAGCTTATGGAGCTGCGACCCTGGCTTGGCAGTGCGGATTCTATTCACGAGGTACATCACCGTCATGATGACGACCGGGCTCGAGTGAATCGCTACAGCCAGATCCGCCTTCGCTGAGCCGCCCATCAATACGGGCAACTTCTCGGGCATGTCCTTCCCAAGTACCAGCTTGCCGCGCGCCTTAATCCAGTCATCGCGGTAACGTTCCGCGGTCTTCTTTCCTGGCGTGACGATAATGACCGGCTTCCCCGTTTCTGATGCCACATGAAACCCATACGCGAGTCCCTCCCATGTCTTACCTGAACCGGTTCCGAAATAGAGCAACGCGGCCTGTCTTTCGCCGGATGCCGCTAACCACGGGAAGTTGCACAGCGCCGTGAAACCGTTATTTTGATACTCCCTCATCTCGCTACGGTTGATCGCAAATCTCGCCATCTTCGCTCCCTTACGCAAATTGCATTTCCTACATGTGACACGCAGATTCCAAGACTCGTTCACAGGTAGGACCGAATGCGGAATCTCGTTGTGATCAAAATGAAACGGCCCGTCCGTTGTCCCGCATTCGGAACAGCGCCCGCCGCTACCAAGCAGAACATCCAGGCGCGTCGACTCGTCGATGTGACGACTCACGCCGCCCCCTTCACATCCGCGCTCGGCCCAACGATCCCCTCAATCGCCATTGCAAACAGCGGGTCACTAACGCGCAGCTTCTCTGCATGCCGCACGCCGCTCATGATCGTTGTGTGGTCGCGTTTGCCTACCTCGCGCCCGATCTCCGGGAACGAAAGCTTCGCGCGTCTAAGCAGCCAATACGCCGCGTGGCGAGCCCGCACAATGCTCTTGTGCCGTTCCTTGCCGACGAGTGAGCCCAGCGTGACGCCGAACGTTCGGCAGACGTCGAGCAGAATATCTCGCGGCGGACGATGCTCGAATGGCGGCGCGATTGGACGTGGACTCGATGCAAGCGGCGCGTCCACAATGCCTGGTCTAGCGAAATACTCCTCGTCAAATTCCATCGCACTCATCTACGTCCTCCCTTTCCCAAACAACGCCTTCGCCACCTCGACCGCCTCCGCCGGCGATCGAATAACTTGCACGAACGCGCCGGCGTTGCGGGCTCGCTCGTGCCATTTGATCTGAGCCTGACTAAGCCGCCCGATTGCGGTTTTTCCCTCAAAAAACACAGTGACCCCCGCGATGCAGCTGACGATATCGGGGCTGCCCGCCGACGCTAACCGCATCTTGCCGTTCTTCACGCGACCGGCATGCAGACGCTCCGCAACAACGTACGGCAGCGCGTTGAGAGCCTTTAGTGTCGGCGTCACGACGGACGCCGTTTCGGAGTCGCTGGATTTCACCGTGCCCCCGCATGCTCGAAGAGACTGGTTTGCTGTGGACACACCGGAAGTCTCTCAGGGGGCGATCCGGCGTGGCCAACTTCGCGTAACGACGCCTCCCAGTGCCTTACCCGGTCGACCGCTGCCATCGCCGGAATGCACTCCCGTTCGCACCCAATGGCTCGCATACCCTCGAGTACGGCCGCACAAATCATGGTCCCGCTGCCGAGGAACGGATCGAACGCAATGCCGTTGACCGGATTCGTGAGCCGCAGCAACCACCTAAGCACCTCGAGGCTTTTTACTGTCTCGTGCGGATTGCGACTCCCACCGGTTCGACCGGCGCCAGCCATCCCGTTAATCCCGGCGCTGCCTTCCTTGCGCTTCGTGGCGGTCCCAGCGCTACGAACGGGCCAACCGTCGAGCCCGGCATCACGTTCTTTCCGTGACGCCTTGGGCGCGTACACGCCGGGCAAGCAAGGGAAGTACCGCGAGACCCATTCGCCGTTTTCTTCGTCGAAGATGCCGGCGACAAGCTCGTCCATCAGCACATTCGGCGGGTGACGACCGCCAGGATGGAGCGTCATTCCATTACCGGGCGGCGCTGCGATCTTCGCCTCGTTTGGCTTCTTGGTGTGCCCGCTTTTCTTCCATGACGCGCCGCGGTCGGATTCGTTCCAATCGGTAGGCACTCGCGTTGCGCCAAAGTTCAGCGCGCCTACTCCCCACGCGAGCACGTTCATTTCAAGCGTGCAGTCGAAAGGCTTGCGCGCGAGTACGATCGGCTCGTGTGCGATTTTTAAAAGCGCGCCCCAGTCTTCCCACTGCCTCGCAGCGTCACTCACGGGAGCCGTTCGCGCGAGCTCACCTGAGGGGCTATTCGGCACGCCGACGCCGTACGTGCCGCCCTTCTCCGACGTCGGAGTCAGTGCATTGCCGCCGACGCGATATGTGCTCGTCACTGGGCGCTCGAGTCCTGCAGCTTCGTCGATGAGCTTGCCGACGTTGAGTTTGCCTTTGGGCATTGAGGACCCAAAATACCAAGAGATCTGATCGCGCAGCTCGAACCCGCCGTCCTCGATCGCGGTCGCTACGCGATGAATCGTCTTCGGAAAACCGAACGCGGTCAGGTGCCCGCCGGGCTTCAGAATGCGCAAACACTCAGCCCAGAATGCTGGATCGAGTGCCGCTTGGTCCTTCATAGAGTCCCATTTCGCACTAAGAAAAGAAATGAAGTAGGGCGGGTCACAGCAGATCGTGTGCACCGAGTTGTCCGGTATTCGCTTGATGAACTCGCGCGAATCGGCGCACTCGATGTGCCACCGGGCAGAGCCTTCGATCACATCCGAAAGGCTCACGTTTCCTCCTCATGAGCACAGAACGCCACGGGCGCCTCGACAACTTCCCGAATCTCCACGTCGACAAGGCGCGGGGAACACTCCGGGAACCATTTTTTCAAGAACGCATACTCGTCATCGACCCTATCCGGTCTGCCACTGTGCACGTATGCGCGCGTTTTCCCGTCGGTCTCGTAGATGAGTGCGCGAGTGCGGATCATGCCATTTTCCCTCTCTGCTTCCTGTGCGGCTGCGGCTCGCTCCCCTGCGGATAGACACGAATTGTGTGCGTCTCGCTTCCGTACAGTTCAAGCGCAGCCACGATCGCGCACGCTTCGTTTGCAGCATGAATCGGTCCGACAAGCTGCCCAGTGTCGTCATCGACGACTGTCCACCTCGGCAACGCAAGCTCGGCCTCGCTAATGCCGACGGACTCCCGAATCTCCGGCTCGACGATGGGCTCTTCGGAGAGCTCGATGCCGGAGAGTTGATCGGGGGTAGGGTGGTAACTGTTGCCGTTTTTCATCACAGCGTTCCTCCCAAAATCCGCCACGCCTCCCGAATCTGCGCGCGACAGTCGGCGAGCAGAGCGAGAGCGCGGAGGTGCAGAGATTCGAGGCGGGTCACTGCTGCACCTCGCGTTCCGCGTACATTCGTTTCCAAGTATCGAGATCGACGAACATCAGCCCGTGTTCCTCTTGCCAGTACCACCAGCCGCCGGCGCCATTTGATAGCGTCCGGAGCTTCCAAATTTGTTCACCGTCGACCGCGCCCATGCCCCATTCGACCGGTTCGCTGCGCAATACGAACGACCACAGCGCGTACTCGGTGCCGTCAAGCCAAGACGCACACCAGCAGTCCTCGCTGAGGTCACTCATGAGCACCTCTAGGTCTCGCGCTGCGGCTGCGTTGCGCGCTTTGCGTAGGCTTTCGTCGCGCGCCACATCGTCGGCGGCCTCCTTCTCTCGAGCACGGGCGATTCGCTTCTCGTACTCCGCGTCTTCGATCGGCTTGCAGTCGGCGCATACCGTTCCGTTAACAAGCCCAACGTGACCGCATCTTCTGCACACGCAGCAACTTTGCGCGTACTCGCGCGACCACTCGGCGACGTCGGCATCCGGACCAGTCTGCTTTTGGTAATCCGTCATCTTAGAGGCGCCGTGCGCGACTCGATGACAATGATCGCAAGCGTAGGCGTACACGCGGCCGTTCGGGTCTGAGAGAGGAATCGGATTGCTCACTCGCGCACCTCCCGAATCTCGACCTCGCCACCGTCCGCCACAGCCCGCGCGAACTTGGCAGCGCTGGCAGCGTCAGGGCAGCTAGCGAGCACGACGCCGCGGGCATCGACGACTTGGAACGGCATCATCTTTTCGACGCGAGCTCGGCCGCCGCGCGACGAGAGGCAAAAGTCTTTGTTGTTCCAGATTGGTTCAGTCATGCGCCTAATCCTCCCCGAGGACGATGGCGGGAACGCATCCGCACGCTTCGTCAGGTTGCCAACCCGTCGTGCAACCGCACTTGTGCAAGAAGCAGCGACAGCCGGCGTCGTACCACTCGCGTAATCCGCGACTCTCTCTAACCGGAGTGCCGTCTGACCACTGCTGTCCGGGCCATCCGAGATGACATCCGGTCCAGATTCCCTGATGTACCGGGCACTTCGTTTTGCTCGGCTGCTCGCCGCAATTGATCATGCGATCGAGCAGGCAGCTCTTCTTAATGGCCAACTCGATTTCGCGACGCGCACGATCGAAGACGCCGTTGTCGCCGATCTCGACCTTGCGGGCCGCCATCAGGTCGGCCCAGATTTGGAGTGCCAAGCAGAAGGATTCCTTGTCGGCTTTGGTCAGCACCGATCACCTCCCGCAGTCCGCCCGGCATGGTCGGCGAGGACGAGAGAGGCGGAGTGGCGGGCGCGGTGTCCCCGAATTGGGGAAGGCTTACCCAATATCGACGAGTCTGGCTGCTCGCCGGCGGTTCTCGGCGGGTTGTCTGGCTGAAAAACTAGGCCAAAAACTCGAGGATTATGCTCGCGAGTTCTGCCGGCCTCTCCCACATGGGGAAATTTCCGAAACGACGCCGCACGGCAAATTAGGCTCGTTTTCGTTTCGTAACGGGTAAGACAGTACGCTTCTTCCCCAATACGGCTTCGGCTGCCCGTAGGCTCGGATGCGCATATTTCGCGGTCGTACTGACCAGCGCATGGCCCGCGAGATACTGCGTCCCGGGCATGTTGCCGCTCTCCTCGAGCCAGTGCGTTATCCGCGCGTGACGCAAATCGTACGGAGACACGCGCTTGCCGAGTACGCGCTTCGCCGTCTCGACCAGGTGCTTGTGATACTTGTGCTTCCCGAAGATGAGTCCACTTTCCGGACAGACCGCATCGAGTGCTTTGCGCGCAGCAGCCGTGAGCGGTATCGGTCGCCCGGCTCTCGCCTTGTCGAGCTCTTCCGGAATAATGAGATACCTGGCGCCACGATGGTAATGCTCCGGAGCCGTGATGCCATCGAGCGCAGCGGGTCTCAGACTCGTTTCGTACGCCAGGATGTAGCGAGCCCGAATCGGTAGCCCGTGCTTTGACCGTTCCGGCAATGCCGCCAGCAGCTTGCGCACTTCCGCCGGACTGAGCTCTGCGGCTTTCGCTTTGCGCGCCCGCTTGTGCCGAGTGCCCATGGCTCCGCGAGGGATCTTCGGTAGCTCCGGCGTCTCGTTCGTCAGAAATCGGAGCAGTGCACGGATGGCGTTCAACTCTTTGCGAACCGATTCGCGGCTCACCTGCTTCAATCGCTGACGAATCCACGTCTCGATATTGCGCGCCGTCAGCTTCGAGACGTTGCCAAAGTAGGGGCCGATCGATGCACGGAAGAATCCCGCATACGTCGCGATCGTGGTCTCGTCGTAGATCCCGAGAGAGGAGTTCAGCCATTCCTCCGCCGCCTTTCCGAGATCTGTTTCGCCGAGGCGACCGCGCTTGGCGCGAGCCGCACCACGTTGCTGGAGCGTGCGCGCATAGATGAGCGCGGCAGCCTGACCAGCTCTTCCAGCGTCAGATTCCCCGGTCGAGATCTCGTAGCGACGATTGTGCGCGGTGAATCGGACGGCATAGATTCGTCCGTGACGGCGCAGCTTCCATCCTTGTGTTGGTCGGCCCATTCTTCCAACTCGCGGCGCGAAAAGAAGACTCGACGACCGATGCGCTTTTCCGTCAATACTGGTCTCACGTGCAGCTCAAAAGCCGTGAGGGAAACGCGCAGAAAAGACGCGGCTTCCTTGCGGGTGAACAAGGGCGACTCAATCATCCCTGCTTCGCCTTCCGAATAATGATCGACCTGATCGCCTCCGCCCTCGCCCGATTCGGCTGCCCAGCAAGTGCTGGCGCCCGCGGCTCGTCCTCAATCTCGACAAGCCGGATCCGCATGACGGTGCCGTCGAGGAAGGCGCAGCAGTACACCTCGTGAATCTCGTCGTGATGCCACGCCCAGTCATCACCGAATAAGTCGATCGGTTGCTTGCCGGTGAGTGCGCGTGTCTCGGCGATGTGGGGCCAGATGTCGGCGCCGTCCGAGATGTCCGCGATCGATTCTGGTTTCGGTTTCGGCGGCGGCTTGTCGTCGAAGACGATACGCATGCCGTTACGGAATCCGATCTCTTTCGGCGGCGGGGCGGGTTCGGTCGGAGAGGCGGGATTAACTCGCAGGTCGAGGTCGAGTTCGAGGTCACTCTCGCGGCCGCGGTCTTCTGTGTGCCAGTCTCTGCCGACTAGGAACCGTCGGTAAACGACTAAATTGGATGCGGTGTAGCGGATGACTTCGCGGATAAAAAAGTCCGGCTGAATATCAATGCGCCGCACGCGATCGCCCACCTTGAATTTCGGAGTGGTCATTTTGCCTCCCACCCGTGCGCTCGGAGAATCCCGGCGATGTCGGGCGCACGGAAATTCGGACCTTTCATCACCTTAGAATCCTCGCGATAGATCGGCTTTCCGTCGTCGCCGAGCTTGCTCAAATTTGACGCGCAGATTTCGGCAAACGCTTCCGGCAGCGGCAATCCGTACACGCGAGCACGACCAACGAGGACGACGATTAGATCGCCGATGCCATCGAGGACGCCAGGCAGGTCGTAATCATCGTCGGCTTCGATGAGCTCCGATGATTCTTCCTGCTCGAGACCCCATCGCAGATTTTGAATCTCTTCAGACGGAAACCCCGGCGTCTTCCGTTCCTCGACGCCAAACTTCTCGTGGAACTCGCCGACCGCATCGCAGATGACGCGCATGGCGGCGATGATTTGCTCGCGGGATGGGTTCATCACCAAGCCCTCAGATCAAGAATGAAAACAAGCGCGATGCTTCCGACCAGCATCAGCAACAAATAGATGTCCGCATCGATCATCGCGTCACCACCCTTCGTCTCCACCGCTGCCACTCGAGCACCACGGATCCGCCGTGAACCGTGAAGACCATCGACCACGCGAGGACCGTCCCGCCGAATTGCCTGTCGCTGTCGATCAACACGACGAGCAGCACGAAGGGCGGGAGAAGGAGGCAGAGAGCGCGGAGGATGGCGGTCATCGGCTCTTTATCCTCTCGACGAGTGCCCGCGCGTCGTCGACGATCTTGGTCGCTGCGGAATACGACGAGACAGATCCACTTGCGCCGCTCAAATCGGCGAGCAACCGAACCGCCTCGGCAAGATCGGCGCGGAGCAAGTCCGCCTCCACTCGCGCTTCGGATCCATCAAGCGCCGCACGAGAAAGCGCATCGTCAATTACTCGGTGTTGCTCGATCTCGGTCCGCAGCCGCTCTATCTCGTCGACCATCGCGAGGACTGTCGACGGATCGGCTGTCTCGTATAGTGCGTCGACATCGGGCCACTTTGCGGGATTTGCAGCAAACTGCGAGTGCGTTGCTTTCTCCGCCACCGCCCGTATCTCCGCCAGGCGTTCTTTCGTCAATTCGCTCACCGTCCCACCTGCTTCCTATGCTCCCGTTCCGCCCTCACATCGAACGCCGCGATTACGACCGCGAGAGCGAAGGGGGAGAGGGCGACGAGGAGGAGAAGGGTCATCGCATCTCCAGTGCGCGCTCGATGAACCGTCCGCCGATCGCCCAAGATTGCTGGAGGCGCTCGCGGTGTTTCGTGAGCAGCGCCTCTTTCGTCTTTTCGTAGAACGTTTTTCGAACGGCTTCGTAGACCGCGTTGCGTATGCGCCAGTATCTATCTTCTTTGGAGACGGCGGCAACGGCATCGGCAACGGCATCGGCAACGGCATCGGCAACGGCAGCGGCAGCGGCATTGGCAACGGCAACGGCAGCGGCAACGGCATCGGCATCGGCATCGGCAACGGCAACGGCATCGGCAACGGCAACGGCATCGGCATCGGCAGCGGCATCGGCAGCGGCATCGGC